CGCCAGGCGGGCCTTGCGAGCGGAAGTCTTAACATACAGCGATGTGGTGCCACTGATTCTGCACTCGGCACCAATCGTCAGCAGGTCGAAGCGGATGTTCTTGAAGAGCATTGGCAGCGTCTGGTTCGTGGTCATTTTCGTTTCTCTTTGTCGTCTGCGTGCTGCCTAGTCCATCCAGGCCAACAGCAACGACATAGCCATTATCTCAAAGTAAAAGGATAGAGTAAAGCAAAAAGTGAGCGTTGAACGAAACATTCTGCAAAGCTCTTTGCCCTCTATAACTTAGAAGGCCGCAGGGACAAGGGTTCCTGCGGCCTTCCGACAGGCCGTAGCAGCCTGTCCCTGCGTCGTAGGTCTAGGCCGCTACTACGCTGCGACCGCCTCCGAGATTCGCTTCCACTCACGCTGGTCGAGAGCCAGCACCTTGCCGCCCGCGCGCTCCAGCTCCGTCGCGGATTCGTAGTCTCCCGTCGTGTTCGCCAGCGCGGTGATGGCGGAAGAGAGACCCCAGGCTGTCAGGTCGCCGCCGCGAGCCAGCTGCGTCAGGATGCCTGACGCCGCTCTCTCCGGCAACGCCAGCTGTTCGACGATCGCATCCACGACCGCCGGCAGATCGTTCGAGATAATGCGATTGCCCGCAGCCGAGCGAATCAGCGCGACCGCAGACTCGAAGATCTTCCGATCGAACGCGGCGTTCGTCACGTCGCCGACCTTCAACCAGAATGCCTTGTCGTTCGCCTCGCGCGTCTCGTCGCGGTAGATGCTCAAGTCCTCCTGCGCCTCGAACGCGCGACCGATGTGATACTTCCGCATCGCCGCCTGGCTGATGATCGCGAGGTTCGTGCACCAGGTGGTGAAGACGGATGGCTCGACTCGGAGAGTTCCAGCGCCGACCTCCGAGTTCGAGATGACGATCGCGGCGACCACCTTGCCGGGCTGGTTGCCACGATACTCCGCGACTGCCGCGTGACCTGAACCCCACACGGCGCCCGCCGGCAGATCGTCGGAGAGGTCTGGCAGGATCCCCTTGATGTACATCCGCGTCTCGGTCAGCTCGCAGCTGGTGATCTGGACGTTCAGCTCGACGAGCTTCGGCAGCACCGCTTCGGCGAGCTCGAAGTTGTCGAGCGGCCGAAACTTTTGACTCATGAACGCGCGGACTTCGCCGCCGAGCGTTCTGACCATCCGCTTCTCGGCGCCTGCGGCCTTCAGCCACGTGTTCATGTTCTCGGCGAGCAGCGCCGGCTGCTCGCTTCGCATGCGCTCGTAATACTTCTGCGGGATGGCAAGGTGGTCTGCCACCTGTCGGTGAGCGTGCGGCGTGAGCGTGAGCGGCTGTCCGTTGAGACCGTCGATCACGATGCCCCGCGTGCCATCGGCGACCACGCGGAGCTTCTCCTGCGGCGCGATGAAGTCCTTGCGGGTCTGCCGCTGCCGTTCGAGTTCGTCAGCGAGTGACTGGAGCGTGCGTCCTGAGTTCATCTTCGTATCTCCTTCAGATGCTGCCTGCCCGACCCTCGCGTGATTGCGGGCGGTCGAGTTGCAGCTGTTGGCTTGTCTAGAGAGTCTTTCGATTGTCGCGCAGACTTGCACGAGCGCCACAGCGGCATGCCGACTGTGACGTGTAGTCGGTGTTACATCTGATGCAGCGTCGTGGACTTTCCGCCTCCTTCGGCATCGACTGATCGTGAATGACGCGGTCCATCAGCTCACCACTTCTTCCGTCGAACAGTTCGTGCATAATCTTCCCGGTCTCGTCGATCGAAGAGACGAGATATCCTAGCAGCGTCTTCGAACCGATCGAGTCTGGTGTCGTGGCTGCGCCGAAGTTAGGCGCTGTCGTCTTGAGGCGCTCGATCTCCTTGATGTGGGCATCGACGAGCGCGTTCATCCGATCTTCAGGGATCTCGTCGAGCGCTTCTCGAAGCGGAACGGACGTCTTGCGGACTTTGGCGTCGATCTTCTTGGCCATCAGCTCACCACTTCTTCCAGCGTGCGGAGGGTCGTCTTCGTCGCGTCAATCTTCGCGGCAAGTTCTTGGAGGTTCTGACAGTTGGCGGCGAGGTTGAAGGGCGTGTGCGTTGAGAAGTGATCGCGGACTTCGGCGTCTTCGATTCCGAGGCGAGCGCGTTCGGCGATGCTTGCAAGTTCCTGCACGTATCTGAGTTGAAGTTTGGTGAGTTCGCGCTTGAAGGCTTCGATCGTCTGGAGGATGGTCATGTGCGTCTCTCTTGGTCGTCTGCACCCTGCTTGGTCCATCCAAGCCAAGGACAACGACTAAGGAGAGTGTATAACAAGATAAAAGGAATGTAAAGCACTTTGTTTTGAGCCAGATCAGGCTCAAATGCAGCGAGAAAGATCCTACTGTATTTTGCCCAAATCTGTGATAAGATGGCCCCCGCTTGGCGGGCCAACCGGCCCGGCAATCACGGTTCCGGTGTCGACACCTCCACCGAGCTGCGGCCAAGCTCCAACCAACCGGGGTGTTCGTGTTCGTCACATGGCTCTTCGCCCAAACTTTTCGGACTGACGTCGTCGGTCGTCTTGCGAAGCTCGCACAAGACAGCCAACGCTTTCCGCCTCCGCGCGTCTGGCGGCTCTACGCTTTTCTTCACTGGGCCGCCGACGATGAGACGTTGCGCTCCGCAGTCAAGCAAGCACACAATGAGTGGCGTCGACTGCGAGCGCAGCGATGAACCCCGCCAAGTGGTTCCTTGATAACGGCATCCGCGTCTTTCCGATCAAGACGCGGGACAAGGTCCCAGCCTGCGCGTCGTGGGACGACTACAACGCGACGTCTGAAGAAGTCACCACGTGGGTCAACTACGGCGTTTGTCTTGGATTGCTTGGCGTCATCGACAGCGACACGCCTGAGGTCGAAGCCTGGACATCGAAGCATGCACCTCAGACCCCGTTCGTCGTCAAGACTGCTCGCGGACTTCATCGCTACTACCGACTGATCGGTGCGACGACGCACTTCATTCACCGAGCCGGACATACGATAGAGTTCCGCAATCATGGTCAGTATGTTGTCGGACCAGGATCCGTTCATTCCTCAGGCTTCGTCTACACAGCGGAGAAATGGAGCTGGCAGATACGCGACGTTCCATTCTTCCCTGTGAACGACTTCCACTGGGACGATCGCTCGATCGAGCATCGCGGCTCTGCCGACGGTCAGCCGCTCATCCTGCCGCCCGCCATTCATACAGGCGAGCGTCACGATCTGCTCTTCAAGCTCATGCGCTCATTGCAAGCTCGCGGCGTCGCGGACGTCGAGCAGATTCTCACGATCCTCAAGGCAGAGAACAAGGCGAAGTGCGTGCCGCCTCTCGATGAGGGTGAGCTGACGCGATACATCAGGCGTGTCGCCCGCTACAAGGACAGACCCGAGTTCACTCGTCAAGAGATCCTCGACCCAGAGGAGAGCGGGGCTGAGCTCGCCGGCGAGCTGATTGAGATCGGCGTCAGTCCCGCGGCAGCGGTCGAGGCAGCAAAGGCGCTCGACGTGAAGTTCGATCCCACCGGCGCCGCTCCGTCGAATGAGAAGCGACTCAAGGCGGAGAAGAAGATCGCCAGACTCGAGGCGAGGCTCGCCAAGGAAAAAGCGAACCTAGATGCCGTTGAACATCCTCTTGACGATGACTCAGACGTCATCGACTGGCCAGAGGCCGATGATGACGAGGTTCACGATGCGTCAGAACTCATCGGTGGCGTAGACGACGTCGAGGAGATCGAGTGACCGTCGCCGACCTCAATCAATCATATGCCATCGTCGGCGTCGGCAACCGCACGGTCATCATGGAGCTTGGCGTCGATCGGTCGATCGTCGAGTTATGGGACTTCGATCACTTCAGAAAGAAGCTCATCAAGGAAACTGTCCGCGTGCGCCTTCCTGATGGCAAGATCAAGGTGATGGGGCTGGCGGACTTCTGGCTCAAGCATCGTCAAGGTCGTCAGTACAACAAGCTCGTCTATGCCATGCCAGGCTCTCGTCAGCAGGCAGGACCAAACGACTACAACGGGTGGCAGGGATTCTCCGTCGAGCCGAAGCCTGGCTGCTGGGACCTCAACCGCGAGCACATTCGTCACATCATCTGCAACGGCGATCCATTCGCCTTCAAGTGGGTGATGAACTGGAGCGCTGCACTGATTCAATTTCCCGGACGCCACGCCTGGGTCGCGCTCGTCATGAAGAGCGGGCAAGGCACCGGCAAGGGGCACTACGCCAACAACATGATCGGTCGTCTCTTCGGCCCTCAGCAATACATCCACATCTTGGGCAGTGGTCAGCTGACCGGAGAACACAACGAGCACCTCTCGGGCAAGTGCTTCGTCTTCGCCGATGAGAGCACCTGGGGCGGAGATCCCAGAGCCGCAGCAAAGATCAAGGGCCTCATCACCGAGGACACGACGCCCATCCATCGAAAGTTCCTGAAGATCGTCGACGAGCCCTCCATGTTGCACATCTGCATCGCCAGCAACAACGAGTGGCCCATTCCGATTGAGCCAGGCGACCGTCGATTCACGGTCCTCGAGGTCTCGGAAGAGAAGAAGCAAGATCAGAGATACTTTGGCCAGCTCCTCGCCGAGCTGAAGAACGGCGGCCACGCGGCCATGCTCGCCGAGCTTCTGGAACATGAGATCGACGACGACATGCTCCGCATCCCCTACAACACAGACGCGAAGGCAAGCGTCGCCATTCATACACTGAAACCAGTCGAGCATTGGTGGTTCTCGTTGCTCCAGCGTGGTGCAATCATCAACGAAGAGTGGCCATACACGATGGTGAAGCGCAATCTGCACGACAACTACATGGCGTTTCTCGATCGTTATCATCCACACAATCGGGAACGCAAGTCGACTGAAATGGAGCTTGGTTGGTTCTTGAAGCGGCACGCTCCCATCACGCAGCAGAAGACGCTCAATGGCAAGTCAGAACGTGTGGTCACCATCCCTCCTCTTGATGTTTGTCGCCTCGAGTGGCTGAAGTCAGTCGGCTGGAGGCTGACATATACGTGGAAGGTCGACGATGAAGTTGAGCCTGAAGATGACGGTGGGCCGCCGCCGCCGAAGGACCTCGAGGAGATGTAATCATGGACAAGACCATCGAAGAACTCTACGAGCATGCGGCCGCCATCTGGGGTCGCAGCCGCATCGTCGTGGTGAACCACTTCACCGATCGAGTGGAAGTGCACCTTCGAGTGCCGGGCGTCGGTGACGGCGTGTTGGTCAGCGACACTCGCGAGCGCTGGCTCTCGGTTCATGCGCTCGACGCCGCAGGCAACATCACGTGCCACGACGATTGCAAGCGACTGGCCCCTGGTTAACGACCTCTAACAGCTTTAACGACTACGCGCTGGGGGCTTCGGGCAGCGAATTCTGGCTCATTCTTCTTCAACTTAACAGCTTTAACAGCTTTAACAACTAATATAGAATGCTAGAAGGAATATAGGTTTTGATTCATGGAAGTCATGGCGTCGTGGCGTCGTTTGTAGAATCTCTATATGGTTGGCAGCCGTTATGGCTGTTAAAGCTGGTAAGGCTGTTAAGTTGAGTAGGAAAGAGCCAGAATACGTCGGCGAAGCTCCCAGCCAGAAGCTGTTAAGGCTGTTGGAATGCTGTTAAGGTAAAACCTTTTTCTATAGTCAAAGGTTTTACAATCTAGCATGTTAGTCAAAAGTTTTACCATCTAGCAGACTACTCAGCCGTCGAAATCTGTGATACGCTCCGCTCAGTCCCCGTGGCTGATGTTCCAATCCAAGAAGTTCCAGTCGTAGAACGTCCACTCAACGCCCGACAAGTGGCGTTCGTTCAGGAATACATCATCGACAACAACGGCACTCAGGCGGCGATTCGCGCTGGCTACTCTCCAACTTCTGCTGGAGAGTCGGCCTGTGAGTTTCTAAAAGATTCTAGGATCGCCGCTGCTGTAGCAAAAGCACAAGCTCAGCGTGCCTCGCGTGTCGGCGTCACACAAGATTCTGTGCTGCATGAGATGTCGTTGCTCGCCAACGCCTCCGTCGATCATTACTTCGTCGACGAGCACGGCGACTTGAAGGCGAAGCCTGAAGCTCCGGACGGCGCGATCAGAGCGGTGGCTTCCATCAAGAAGACGACGCGCATGGACAAGGACGACAACATCACGCATACCGTCGAGTTCAAATTGTGGGACAAGCCGGGCTCGCTCAAGTTGATGGGCCGCCACATCAACCTCTTTCCTGACAGAGTCGAGCACACCGGTGCAGGCGGCGGGCCAATCGAGACGGTGTCGAAGATCGAGCGCGTCATCATCGATCCTGTGAAGGAGAAGCTGTAGTGCCGATCTGGGACTATCGATGCGCGAACGACGAGTGTCCGCACATCGTGCTGGACCTCTTCATGTCGCCGGGCGGCGAGGTGCCGACTCACTGCGGACAGAAGATGGTCAGGATGATTGCTTCGCCGTCATTCGTCGTCAAGGGATTCAGCTCAGCGAACGGCTACAGCGGCGGCCAGACATATGAAATCAAGTCGAAGGAAAAGGGCATGCGAGTGGTGGTGAAGTCATGAAGTTCACGCTTGAAATCTATGCGTCGAAGGACGGCTTTCGCTTTCGTCTCAAGGGACGGAACGGTGAGATCGTCGCCATCGGCGAGAGTTACACACGACGACGTGACGCGGTTCGCGCCGCGCGGAACCTCTGGCCGAAGGGCAGGTTCGCAGTCAAGCATCTGTGATTAGTCATGGCGATCAAGCATGACTACACGCACTGTCGTGTGTGTGGTTGTGAGCTGACGAACAAGGAGATGAACGCGACGGGCGGCATCTGTCCAGCTTGTGAGCGTAACGAGCGAGACAGAGAAAAGGAGAAGCGCCGACGTGAAGGGCCTGCGGACATAGAGGATTGAAATGGGCCGTACGCTTCAGATTCCAGTCGCGCGAGCCTTCGTCCCAGTGCTCGCGCCAGCAAGATACAAAGGGCTGTATGGCGGCCGAGGGTCTGCCAAGTCTCATCAGTTTGCAGGGATGCTGATTGATGATTGCATCGCACATCCTGGCATGCGAGCGGTGTGCATCCGCGAGGTGCAGAGGTCGCTCGAACAGTCCGTCAAGCGGTTGCTCGAGGACAAGATTCGAACGTTTAGTTTGGGCAATGAGTTCAGAGTGATGAACACGCACATCGAGACTCCAGGCGACGGCATCATCATCTTTCAAGGAATGCAGAACCATACCGCCGAGAGCATCAAGTCGCTCGAAGGCTATCGCCGCGCGTGGGTGGAAGAGGCGCAGTCGCTGAGCGCACATTCGCTCACACTGCTGCGGCCAACCATTCGTGAGGAAGATTCCGAGATCTGGTTCTCGTGGAATCCTCGTCATGCATCGGACCCCGTCGACGTGTTCTTGCGCGGTAAGGTTTCGCCGCCAAATGCCATCGTCATTGGCACGACGCATCGAGACAACCCGTGGTTCCCCGAAGTGCTCCGCAAGGAGATGGAATGGGATCGAGCGAACGATCCAGACAAGTATGCGCACGTGTGGGGTGGCGGCTATGAGAAGCACAGCGAAGCTCGCGTGTTCAAGAACTGGCGGGTGGAAGAATTCGACGTGCCAGCAAACGCCAACTTCATGCTGGGTGCTGACTGGGGGTTCTCGATTGACCCCTCGACGCTCGTTCGTTCTTTCGAGCAGCGGGTCAATCCTGCGACGGGCGAGCCTTGGCCACGCAAGCGGCTCTACATCACGCACGATCTCTATCAGGTCGGCGTCGAGATAGATCACATGCCGGCGTTCTTCGATGGGCTGGTGTGCGGATGCCGCCTTCAGGTTGACGGATCTCCGAACCCTGGTGGGTGCCAGGACAAGCCAAACCATGGATGGGCGAGAGCTTGGCCAATCGTCGCGGACTCAGCTCGTCCCGAGACGATCTCCTACCTTCGCCGTCATGGCTATGGGCGCATGGAGTCGGCGAAGAAGGGCGCAGGCAGCGTGAAGGAAGGCGTCATCTTTCTTCAAGGCTACGACATCATCATTCATCCACGCTGTGTCCACACCATCGATGAGTTCACGAACTACTCGTACAAGACTCAAGAAGTAGTCGATGAGGCTACCGGCATGCTGACGCTGAAGGCGTTGCCCATCCTCGAAGACAAGAAGAACCACATCATCGATCCAGTACGCTACTCGGCGGAGCAGCTGCGCGGACAGGTCATCGTTCACGAGGCGGTGTGGGGATGAGAACTCTGCTGATCGTTTGTCTTCTGGCGTCGGCGCCTCAGGTCGCACTGGCACAAGAGCCGCGCGTTCAACTCCCGACCGAGACGCAGCGCAAGGTTGCGGATGCCGCCTCTTGGGCGACAGCGTTCACCACGGTAGCTCTTGACACCAGAGCATCGTGGGACTGCACAGATCGACGACGCTGCTTCACGACTCAAGGTGCTCGACTTGGCGTGACCTACGGCGTGGTCTACTTGGTCAAGAAGCTCGTACACCGTAAGCGACCATGCTATCCAGACTGCGGAATCGACAATCCATTCTCTTCCTTCTATAGTGCTCACACCGCGCTGGCGTTCCAGTCGGTGGGTGGCCATCGCTTGATGTTCACCATCCCTCTTTCCATCAGCACAGGCGGACTTCGTGTCGCTGCTGGCAAGCACTGGATCACCGACACGCTCGTTGGGGCGGGCGCGGGACTTCTTACTTCAAGGATCAGGTGACACATGAGGAAGCTCCAACGCTTCTCGATCGCCATCATCGTCGCCGCGCTCTCTGCTTCGTGTGCATTGGTTCGCGTCAATCCGAATCAGTCAGAGGCCCAGCAAGCTCGCGCCGCGGCCATCCAGATCTTTCAGGCAGTCGAGATGGCGGGCATCGCCCTCGAGCAAGTGCAGATCACCGAGATTCAGATGTTCGACGCCGGCAGGATCGAGCGCGAACCGCATCGCGTGTTCCAGTCGCGGCTATTGGTCACGGCGCGCATCGTCCGCACAGGGCTGAAGCAGATCCAGTCGGCGACCAGCAAGCCAGAGTTGAAGAACACCGTTAACTTGATCCTCGAGGATCTCAAGCATCTTCGAGATGACTTCTTGACCCCATTTCCGCCGGCGGTGGGCGCTGGTCTGAACACGCTCATCTCGAGCTTGTCCATCGTGCTCTTGATTCTCTGAGGGAGATTCCATGATCACCGCTGAAGCAGTCATCGCTGCCGTTCAAGTCGCGCGCAAGCTCGTCGACGCGTGGCGTGGCCGCGCCAAGTTCGTTGACGGCACCACGCTGGAACAGTCGCATGTCGACGCCGCGTGGGCAAAGGCCGATGCTCCGTTCGAGAGGATCGAGGATCGTGCGAAGGCTGAGCTCGAGCGAACTGAAGGCGAGTGATGATCATAACGCTTGCCTCGGCTCTCATGCTCGCTGGCGTCGTGCTGCTTGTGACGCTTGTCTGGTCACTGCTCTCGTTGCGCAAGCATCACGTTCGGAGAGCATCGGGCTGGAAGGCGGTGCTCGCCTTCACGGTGGTGCTGGCGATGGTCGACGCATCGGACTTCGCGAGTGCGAGGCGACAGTCAACAATCCCTGCCGAGTGTCGAGCGAGCTTCGATCGGAGCTTCGACTACGCTTCGGCGCTGCTTACCGTCTCGCCATCTTACACTTGGGACACGACGAAGTGTCCGAACATCAAGGTGCCATATCGCATCGCAGCGAACGACGCTGCTGGCAACATAGGCGCCGTCACAGGCACGCTGTCGGTGTTGAACATGGGTCGCGTGCCGATCCTCGGCTTCGAGACTGCGACGCAGATCTATCCGCTCGGCGGCTACGTAGAGCTCATCACCTCTGATGTCAAGAAGCGAACGTTCGGCCTCAGCGATGAGAACTTCCGCTTCAGCTGGTCAATCGTGTCACAGAACAATGAGGCATGGGTGGTCGAGAACGGTGTGCTGCGGAGCATCCGCCCAGCGCCGAGGGGTTCCATTCTTCGCCTGTCGGTGTCTGACGGCACCGTGACGTATCTACGAAATGGCGTCGTGTTCTTCACGTCGCCTCGCAAGATGTTGGCATCAAGTAAGGTGCAGGTTGATGTTGAGGACGACAAGACGCTCCTCGGCTTGCTCACCATCGCTGGAGGAGCAAGGTGACGCTGATGGCGATCGCCGCAGCGGTCGTTGTTGCTGGCGGCGCGGCGTATGGCGTCTATCGTTGGCGGAAGCGTCGGGGACATGGGGTCGCCACGCATGTTTACTTCATCGTGAAGGGAAAGAGGACCGACATGGAGACACTGAAGGTAGGCCAGCTCATTCGTCCGGCGCTCGACGTTCGTGACCGCTTTGGCAACCCAGCTGCGGTCGATGGCGTTCCAGCCTGGACACCGCCGACGAGTCCGACGCATGGCATCCTCGAGGTCGCAGCGGATGGCATGTCGGCCATCTTTCGCGCACGCGGAACAGGCCAGGGTTCCTTCACCGTGACGTGCGATGCGGACCTCGGTGAAGGCGTGCGGTCGATCACCGGCATCCTCAGCTACACGGTCTTGGCTGCGGAGGCAACGGTGATCAACTTCAACGTTGGGCCGGCGGAAGAAGATCCCAGCGCGTGAAGAAACGATGCCGCCGTTCACCTCCGCCCAGCTGAAGGAGATGGCGACCGGCTCGTTGTGCTGCTCACGGGCACGGTGGTCCGAAGCGGAACCAAACTGTTCCGTTCGGACACCGTGTCCCGTGCACGCTGAAGTGTATCGCGCTCTCATTCAGGGTGCACAAGATCGTGCAATCCTCGAGGGTTTGCATCGGAAGGTGACGAAGGCAGAACGAGAGCGTTCGTCTAACAGCTCGAGTCCGCGTGACAGGCGGAGGCAACCTCGATTCGTTGCACGGATCATGAAGAGGGACATGTGATGAGCGACATGGAAGCGAAGTTGGCTCAGCTGGGGGCGACGGTTGCATCTGGCTTCGCAGAGGTGCGCGCCGGCATGGCGCTTCACGAGCGTCGCCAACAGGAACGTCACGTTGAAAACACCGATCGTCTCGACAAGATCAATGGTCGCGTCAACGATGCGCACTCCAAGACGGATGAGCTTGGCGGCGTCGTTCAGTCGCTGTCGGCCAGAGTCGAAGTTGTTCATTCGAACTATCACAATCTTCGGAATTGGATTCAAGAGAAGGCAGGTCGCGTGATGCCGCCAAGTAAGGAAGCGTTGGCATCTGGTGATTCCCAGCCTGTCAGCAGAGCCGAGCTGAAGTGGATCATCGGATTGATCGTGGCGTGCATCACGATTGGTGCAGGTGTCACGATCTGGATCATGAAGATTGCTGGGAAGCTGTAGAGGACACATGCCTGTCACTGATACGCGCAAAGACTACGAAGCCATTCTCCCCAAGTGGCAGCGCTTGCGCGACTGCTTCAATGGCCGCGACGCCATCATCGCCGCCGGCAACAAGTATGTGCCCGATCTGCCTGGCGTCGACCTCGCCGGCAACAAGGCGTACCGTGAGCGCGGCAGCTACTACAATGCCGTAGGCCGTACGGTACAAGGCATGAACGGTGCCATCTTCCAGACGGCGCCAGAGGTGGAGCTGCCAGCAATCTCAGACCCGTTGCTCGACGACATCACGCTGACGAACATCACGTTCGAGTCCTTCTCCACTGAAGTTGGCAAGGAGATCTTCATCACCGGACGCTACGGCGTGCTCGTCGACATGCCGATTCAGCCCCCGGCCGGAGAGACGCAGAAGCCAGACGTCGACATGCGCCCCTACTGCGTCGGCTATCGGGCCGAAGACATCATCAACTGGCGCACCGAGCGTCGGGGCGGCGACGAAGTGCTCACGATGGTCGTGCTGAAGGAGGATGAAGAGATCGTCGATCCGAAGGACCCCTATGCGTGCGTGAGGGTCTGTCAGTATCGGGCCGTCTACTTGAAGGGCGGCGTCTGTGTGCTTCAGCTCTATCGTGAGAAGGCTGGCGAGGTTGGAGTCTACGAGCCTTACGGTGCTGAAGTCACGCTGATGCGGCGCGGTGATGCCTTGACCTTTGTGCCGTTCATCTTCATCGGCGCCATCAAGCCGACGCCCGAGGTTGAGCATCCACCTCTCGTCGACATGGCGGACGTGAACCTTGGTCACTGGCGAAACTCCGTCGACCATGAGTATGGACTGCACCTCGTGGCTCTTCCGACGCCGTGGTTGGCTGGGCGCAAAGGGTCGTCCGAGGGTCCGATGAAGATCGGTCCATCTGTCGTCTGGGAGCTTGAGCTTCAAGGCTCGGCAGGAATGTTGGAGTTCAGCGGTCAGGGATTGGGCGCCATCGTGACGGCGATGGGCGAGAAGAAGAAGCAGATGGCGACGCTCGGTGCCAGACTGCTTGAGGATGCGCCAGTCACGTCAGAGACCGCCTCCGCCGTGAAGCTCCGACACAGCGGCGAGACGGCGTCGCTCAAGACGGTCGCGCAGAGTCTTGAGCAGGGCTTCACGTTGATGCTGCAGATCTGCGTGTGGTGGCAAACGGCTGGCTTGGCGAAGCCGACGGACGCCCTTGTTGAGGTGGAGTTGAACAAGGAGTATCTCAACATCAGAGCGACGCCGCAAGAGATTCAAGTGGCATTGACCGCTCTTCAGGCTGGCGAAATGAGCTTCGAGACGTGGTATTCGCTGCTTCAGAAGGGCGGCTGGTCGCGCGAAGGGATCACGGCGGAAGAGGAGCGCAAGGCCATCGACACGGCTGAGGCTTCCGAAGATGAGCCGGAGATCGATCCCGATCTGAGTCCTAATGAGCCGCCGCCACAAGCTCCTAAGAAGAAGGTTGTTCGCGGTTCGGATGGCAAGGTGAAGTATGAGATCTCAGAGGAGTAACGCATGATCCGACAAGCGGTTGCTGACGCCTTCAAGTTGGATCTGCTTCGACGTTTGGTGTCGGACGTCTTCAGAATGGCGCTCTACACTGATGGTGCTAACATCGATCAGAGTACGACGCATTACACGACCGATGGCGAGGTTTATGGTCCTGGCTACATGGCAGGTGGCATCGTGCTTCAAGGCTTGACGATCGTGCTGGATGGTTCAGTGGCCTTGATGGATTGGGCAGATCCTGTATGGCCAAACGCCAGCATCACGGCACGCGGCGCGTTGATCTACAACTTCACGCAGGCTAACAGAGCAGTTGGCATCATCGACCTTGGGAAGAACTACACAAGCACCAATGGCGCGTTTCTCGTCGTGTTGCCCGAGCCAACTGCTAAGACGTCGTTGATTCGCATCAGCTGAGGAGACCTTCATGTCACTGCTCGTTCCGAACGTTGGTGAGGATGTCATGCTGCAGAACATCCTCAACAAGACGGCCCCTCAGAACGGCCGCTTGAAGCTCTACACCAACAACATCACGCCAGCAGAGACGGACGTCACGGCCACATACACTGAGGCGGCTGGCTTCGGCTATGCGGACATCCTGCTTTCTCCCGCATCGTGGAGCATCACGCCAGGAGCGCCAACCTCGGCAGCGTATCCAGAGCAGACGTTCACGTTCACGGGGGCGCTCGGCAACGTCTACGGCTACTTCGTGCCACAGACGACGAGCACGATCCTCTTGTTCGCGGAACGGTTCACGACCGGTCCATTCCTCATCGCCAACAGCGGTGACCAGATCAAGGTCACGCCTCAGTTCACAGGAGAATAAGCATGCCCCGCAAAGGACAGTGGGTCAAGGTGGGTGGACAGATCGGCATCTGGCATGCTGGTCAGTTCCATCAAGTCAACGAGGCGGGACATACCGTGAAGGTTCGTTCTGTGGATCCTTCTGCCTGTGTGCCCGTCACAGACGTGAAGGACATTCCGGCATCTCGTCGAGCGCATCTCCCCGAGGGCTACAACCCACATACGCGACAGATTGAGGAGAGGAACTAATGGCTGTTCAGGTCATCGCATCTTCGTACACAGACGGCCCGGCATTGACGGCCGCCGCGGCGGCCAGCTGTGTGCCGACTTACTTCCCCACCACTCTGCCCGCTGGCTACTGGCAGATCGGGCGCATCTGGCGCGTGACACTGACGGGCCGCATCTCCGTCGCGGTCACGACGCCAGGCACGCTGCGATGGGATGTGCGCCTTGGTGGCGTGGTCGCGGCCGACACGCTGGCGGTCCTCGGCAACATCGTTGCGAAGACCAACGTCGGTTTTCTGCTCACTGGGTTGCTCACGTGCCGTGCAGTGGGGTCTGGCACGTCGGCGAACATCATGAATCAGTGGAGGCTGACGACGGAGGCTTCCATCAACACCGCAGTTCCAACGACAGGCCCTGGTCCTGGTGGCGCGAACCTCCCGTGGAACACGGCGCCGGTGGTTGGCACGGGCTTCAACAGTCAATCGGCGTTGACGTTGGACATCTTCTTCACGCAGACGGTGGCCACTGGATCGATGACTGTGCATCAGGCGATCATCGAACAGTTGACACCCTAACGGGGGACACGATGCCGGTGATCCTACCGTCACTGCAAGATCCTACAGATCTCGTGGTTCAAGGTTTGCAGTTGTCGATTCCTGATGAACCTTATCAATGGGAATCATACTGGTCGCCGCTCATCAGCGATCCGCCCGATCGTTTGCCGAACGTTGTCTTCAGTCAAGTTACACTCCCATATGAAACTGGGATGATGGAAATCTCAACACGTCGGTTCAGCGCACGAGTGTCTAATCCAGCTATCGGCCATGGGATTCGCGCGAATGCCTGCGTCTGCACGCCGACCGGAGCGACCATCCCAGTGCAGCTCGGCCAGCAGCTTGGGCTCAAGAACGACATCGGGCAGACGACGGTTCAGTTCTTGCTGAGCGGCATCACGAAGGACGATACGGGCGCGCCGCTGGGCAACTGTCGCGTGGTGGTGTTCGAGACGGCACGACTTCAGATAGACGGAGCACCTATCGTAGTTGAGACCGTCTCCGATGGCAGCGGCAACTATGCGGTGATCGTTCCCATGAACACCGCATATCAAGCCATCGCCTACAAGCCGGGCTCACCGGACGTCGCAGGCATCACTCGCAACGACTTGGTCCCAGTCGCCAATGGCTGACATCTTTCTATATTCGGGGGAGCCTAACCCAAACGACATCAAGCTCTCCGATCCCACGGTGCTTCGCGGTGGAGTGGTCGTCTACTCTTACACGGGCACCGGCGGCATCATCTTCGCTGGAGCGGCGGCTTACAGCGAGGCTTGGGCTTATGCAGGTGCAGGTGGCATCGCGTTTGGTGGCGATGCTGCAGTTACAGAAACGTGGGCATATGCAGGTGCAGGTGGCATCGCGTTTGGTGGCGATGCTGCAGTTACAGAAACGTGGGCATATGCAGGTGCAGGTGGCATCGTCTTCGCTGGAGCAGCGACCTATGCTGAGGCTTGGGCATATGCAGGTGCAGGTGGCATCATCTTCGGCGGCGCTGCTGCCGCATCCTACGTGCCTGGCATCATTGTCTATGCCTACACTGGCTCTGGCGGCATCACGTTTGGCGGTGCAGCTCATTATGTTGGGCCGACAGCAGTCGTCATAGATAAGTCTGGCGGTTACTTCCGTCGTCGTTACCACATGGAAGTGCATCTGGAGGGCGTCGAAGCACAGCTCTCCATTGGGCAAGTCTCTGTCATCGCCAAGACTTCTGCATCGATCTCTGGCGTTGAATTGCAGACGAGCGTCGGTCAGGTTGCGGTTGATGCAGTCGCGCTTCTTGGCTTGGACGACTTGAAGGTTGCTGCTGACATTGGTCAAGTTCACATCGTGGCATCGGTTCGTACTGCTGTTGTTCTTCCGTTTGTCATATCTGGCAAGATGGGGCAAGCGGAAGGACAAGTCTTGGTTCGTGCGCAGGTCGAAGGAAGAAGCGTCACTGCTCAGATAGGGCGTGCATCCGTCGTGATCGGTGAAGATCTTGTAGAGCAGGAGCTTGATGAGATCTTGTTCTTGCTGGAAGTTGCATGAAGGAGAAGGATCACCAAATGACCCAGCCTCAATCAATCGTCGCTCAGTTGGTCATCGTCTTGAACGCTGACGGAACTCTCGGCGTCAATGGACCCATCGAGAACAAGATGTTGGTCTATGGCATGCTTGAGATGGCAAAGGATGCCATCAGAGATTTCAACACACAGGCGGCGAAGAAGATCATCGAGCTGCCGGCTGGCACGACGCTGAGACCAGTGCCGCCTCCGAATGGGAGATCCGGTGGCTAGAAAGAAGATCACCCAGCTCACGGCGCACGCAGCGCCAGCACTGACCGACATCTTACCGATTGTCGATTTGAGTGGAACTGCAACTACAAAGAAATCAACTATCACTCAAGTGCTGTCACCACTGGTTTCCGCTTCTTATGCAGTCACCTGGACTGCTGTGAGCGTGAATCCGGCTATTGGTGATGGCACGTTAGTGGGGTTGTTTCTCCAGGTCGGAAAAGTCGTCGACTTCAGCATCACGATGATTGTAGGGTCGACTACAACCTTCGGCACTGGTGCTTGGATCTTCACGCTGCCAGTTGTCTCGCTCGCGATGACGGTGTCGCGCCCGGTGTTTCAGGCATATGCACAGACCGCCGGTGGTGTCCCATTCATGGGGCTGGCGCGGGCCTCGAACACGACAACGTTCCGCGTGGTGGCGGAAGGTAGTGTCTACTTTGATTTCGATTCGCCGTTCGTCTGGGCATCGGGCGACTTCTTCAACGTGTTCGGTCGTTATTGGGCAGCATGATCTACGTCAAGCGAAACGGCGTAGTGATCTCTGAGCTGTTGAGCGTTACTTCGTCCGATCAGCGTCGCGCACAGATTGACAGAACGACGCACTCGGAGACGACCGATGCCAAGCAGATGAGCATCATGGATCGTGGTTTCTTGTCGTTTGAGATCAACTACATCGCGATCGATCCAACGCATCAAGGACTCATAGACTCTCTGGCAGGGCTGAGCGAGGACATCTTCACGTTCGACGATGGCAACGGTGTGGTGACTTCATATGGCATGGTTCAGAGCTTCAAGTATCAATCGTCGCCGGTCGACGCGCCGATGCGGGTCAGAGTCGACGTCTTGTTGATTGCCGAGCCGCCGAACTTGCTGTTGCAAGAGAGCGACAGTGAATTGTTAACCGAAGACATCGAAGATTTGGAGCTGGACTTATGAGTTCAAAACTGTACCCAGAAGGCAGCGGCGGCGTTCACAGCGTTTATGAAAGCGGAGTTTTGAAGTTCAAGAACCACGCTGGAGTAGTCATCTTCTCCGTCGATCCTGCCGCGCAGAGCGTTGGAGGAATGGGCGTGCAGGGCACGAAGGAGGTCTCGTTGTCGGTGTCGACCGCGACGAACACGGCGTCGTCGTCTGCTGATCCTACCTTGGTCGGTGGCCGCATCTTAGGCTGGCGTCCCAACTCAGGCGGCAACTCCATCTATCAGATTCGAAGTCTCGTGCTGAACGCTAATGGGTCGGTGACTGTCTTGATGAACGCCAATCCAACAGTGGCGTCCGCCGTAGTCGTCGCGGTCGTAGCATTGCCATGAGGATCAAAGGCCCTGTCTTTCCTTCGTTCGAGGATGCGGCTGGACCTTCGCGGCGCATGCACAAGCAGTGGACGCCTGGGAGTCACAGTCCGAACAAGCTGCTGCGAAACCTGCGGCAACAATGCCGCGAGATCCTCGACTCGAATGACCATCAGATCATCTCAGTCGGTGACAGGGTCATCAGGATGTGCTTGAACGAACCGCAGCCTGAGTGGTCCGCGCTTCACCTCATGGCCACGGCGCTCAAGATCTCCAAGGAGGAGAAGCTCCCTTGGACGACGTGCATGTTGGTGATCTTGGACAAGTATGAACTGGTCGACAGAGAATCGAGGGAGGAAGATGCCACGCCAAGCGGAAGAGATCAAGGTGGTTCACGCATCCGCGGACTACTACGAAGCATTGTGCCGCGCGCGCTTCGTAAAGGCGATGCGCCTGCTTCAGTCGCAGACAAGCCTCAGCGCGCTGGCTATGGCGTTGGTCAGCGTGCGTCGGGGTTCGAACCTAGTGGATCGCGCCGAGATCATCAAGGCGTTGGAACCAATGAAGCATGTCATGATTGATGCATTCATGCGCGGTGGCAAGCTTGGCGCCGATCATTTGAAGAAGGCACTTGGCTAAATCACCGATTCGCTTTCGCTTTGATGACAAGGCGGCCGCCGCCGTCAAAGCCGCCGAGAAGATGGCGGCGAAGATGATCGTCGAGATCAGCAAGGAGACGGAAAAGGCGATTCGTAATTTGATCGCTACTGCCATTCGCACCGGCATCCCGCCCGCAGAGGCGGCGCGCACCATTCGTCCCTTGATCGGATTGACGTCGGCGCAAGGCCAGGCGGTGATGAAGTATCGCGAGCAGCTGATCGAGTCTGGTCTCAGCAGAGAAGTGATCGACAAGAAGGTGGACAGATACGCTGCTGAAAAGCTCGTTGAGCGTGGCGACAACATCGCTCGCACGGAGATCCTCGATGCGCTCAACGAGGGTCAAAAGGAAGCGTGGGAACAGGCACAGGATGCTGGGCTGCTCTCCGAGAACGCCACCAAGGAAGTCATACTGGCGGTCGATCCTTGTGAGATCTGTGAAGGCATCGCCGCCGAAGGCCCGGTGCCAATCAGTCAAGACTTTAGTGAAGAAGGACCACCGTTTCATCCCCGATGTCGTTGCACGATTGCGATTGGAACACCATGAAGCGTGGACGACCGATGAAGTCCGAAGCATCGAAGTTGAGCGAGCGGGTCACGTTCGCCTTGACGAAGGAGGAGACGGACCAGCTCATCCGTAGAGCGCGGAAGGACCGGATGGATGTTGGTCCTTGGATCCGTAACCAATTGAAGCACTTAGGGATTTTGGTATCCCGAAAATACAAAACCCAGCAACCTGTGTAATAGTGAGGAGCGTTCCCATGCCAGCACTCGTCCCAGTCGTCGACAGACTCGAAGATGCCCCAGAAGCCGCGCGAACGTTCTACGTCGCGAGGGAAGGCAAGTTTCACCTCGAACTGAACGGCGCTCCCGTTGGATTCGTTCCAGCGGCGGACCTCGCTGTCGCGAATGGTCGTGTGGTGGAGTTCCGCGACAACAACGTCGCGCTCACCAAGAAGGTCGCGGACCTTGAGCCTATCGTCGCCAAGTTCAAGGACATCGATCCGGAGAAGGCGCGCGAAGCCCTCGCCGCTCAGGCTGCACTCGCCGCGAAGGGCATCACGAAGCCAGATGACGTCGCTGCAGCCATCAAGTCGGCGGTCGATGCCAGCATGGCAGCGCACGTGAAGCCACTGCAGGATCAACTGACGTTGGTGACGACGACTGCTGTCGCTGAACGGAAGCGTGCGGATGAAGGCACGCTACGGAGCGCGCTGTCGGACAAGTTCAACAAGGCTGGCGGCAAGCCGGAAACGTTTGACTTTGTCTTTGGCAAGGCGCAGTCCACGTTTGGCGTCACTGATGGCGTCGTCAAGGCTGCAGCGAATCAGTTCAGCGCTGACAGGCCGAGCGAGCCACTTTCGATCGACGAGTGGATGACGCGGCAGATCAAAGAGACGCCGTGGGCGTTCAAGGAGTCGGGTGGCGGCGGCGCAGCACCTGCTGGCGGTGGTGCTGGTGGTGCTGGCGGCGGTCGTCCTGGCGTATCCATCTTGAAGGATCCGACGCCGCAGCAGCTCGGCGACCCCGCGAATTCTGCCGCCATCAAGGCTGGTAAGATGCGGGTGGAATACAGTCAGCAGGCGTAGAGCCTGGGCTGGCTTGATCTCTGACGTCTGCGGGGTTCGGTGAATCCCGCAGGCGTGCTCCGGTGGAGCGGGGTCAAGTAAATAGATGAGGACGGCGTCCAGTGGACGCGTGTCCTGGCCATCCTCGGCGGGGATGTGACCCGGCTTCGGTGAAGTCGCTTGGTGACACGGAACCTGTTATCAAGAGGAGACTGCACACATGGCCGGAGCAATTGTCACAACCAACATCTTGGGCACCACCGTCTCGATGGGTCTCGCGACCCTTCGTGAGAGGCTGGCGCTCGTCCACATTGCCAACAAGGATTACGAGCAGGAGATCACGGCGGCGAAGCGCTTCGCCACGGTGAACATCACCATTCCTGCCGTGGTCGCAACGCGAGCCGTCACGCCCGACGTGGTTCCGCCTGCGGTTACCGCCGTCACACCGACGTCCGTTCCGCTCCAGTTGACGGAGTGGCGAGAGGCGCCGTTCGCGATGGATGACAAGGGGCTGTCCCAGGTCGATCGCGGCATCCTGCCGATGCAGGCGGCCGAGGCGTCGAAGGGGCTCGCGAACTACATCGAAGACTTCCTGTGGGGCAAGCTGGCGCTCAAGATCTATGGCTACGCCGGCACCGCGCTGGTCACGCCGTTCTCCACGGATCTGTCTGCTTATCTTGATGCTCGCGCGATCGCGAACCGTCAGCTGATGGACATGGAACCACGCTTCGCCGTGCTCGACACAAATGCAGAGGCGAACGCCCTCGGGCTTCGCGCCTTCCAAGATGCGAGCTTCGGCGGCGGCACGGACGTTATCATCAATGGTCAGATCGGCCGCAAGCTGGGCGCACTCTGGCTGATGTCGCAGCGTGTGCCGACTCACGTCGGTGGCACATACACCACGGGCACGACGGTCACGGGCGTGAATGCGATCGGCGCAACGGTCATCGCTCTCTCTGGCGGTGCGACCGGCACGCTCATCGCGGGTGACATCATCGGGATCGGCGCCTACACCTACAACGTCGTGAGTTCCGTTGGTGGTGCGACGCCGTCCTCGGTGACCATCACGCCTGGGCTGTTCGCAGCCACTGCGGGCGGCGAGGCCATCGTTGGCCGAAACAGCGGCAACAACTCGTTCGTCGCGAACATCCTCATTCAGCGTGATTGTCTCGGCTTCGCGATGGCGCCACTGCTCGACACCGAACAGGTGCCAGGCGCGACGCTGCAGGCAATTGCGATCGATGAGATCAGTGGCTTGGCTCTCCGACTGGAAGTCAGCCGTCAGTACAAGCAGACGCAGTGGGCGTATGACGCGCTCTTCGGAGCGACTGTCGTCCGTGACAACGCGGCTGTCTGGATCGCCGGCTAGTCCGAAACGTGATGGGGCGATCCAAATTCCTGGATCGCCCCCTCCTCTTTCATCAGTGCTTCATTAAAGGAGACACGTTCATGGGCGACACTCGGAATTATCCAGAAGGACGCGGAGTGGTCAAGGCTCGCTATATCAAGGATGTCTTGGTTACGTTCGGCATCGCGCAGATGGCGCGAACGCGACTCACGACGGCTCAGGTCAATGCTGGTGCCACTTTGCTTCCGGCTCTCCCTGGCGTCAAATGGCGGCTGCTCGATTGGGCGATGATTGCGATCGGCGGTGCAGCGACAACGGCAACGTCCATCAACATTCAAGGAACGCGCGCTGCTGCAACGGTGCAGCTTGCTGCTACCGCCGTCGCTGCGCTGACGCAGAGTGCTCACGTTCGAGCAGGTGCCGCCAACGCTGTGATCTTGGCCGACGGCGCATCGTTCACGCAGCTTGATGCAAACACCGCGGTTCGCGGTATCACCGTTGGCGCCGCCATGACCGTGGCGACTGCGATCGACTTCTTGCTCAACTACGTGGCTGACCCGGCCTAGTAACATGCCGGTCTCCACGCTGGTAACAACAGCTGGTTCGGCGAGCGCCAACGCTTACTGCGACCTGGCGTTCGCCGAGCAATACCAGCTCGATCGGCCTGCGGTTGGCACCACTTGGTCGGCGGCTACCGCAGATCAAAAGAATGCATCTATCCTTTGGGCGACCAAGTTGATGGATGCATTGTGGATCTGGGAGGGGTTCCCAACTGATGCGATTCAGGCGCTGCTCTGGCCTAGACATGGCATCTTGAAGCTCAACGGATGGGAGTATGTCGACATACATACGATCCCTGTAGAGCTTCAGCGTGCGACAGCAGAGTATGCTCGACAACTCTTGGCGAGTGACTTGGCCGGCACCTCTGACATCGAGACGTTGAAGATCACGTCGATGAAGGCAGGCCCGGTGGCATTTTCGTTTGGTTCTGGCGTTACAGCGAAGCCTGTTCCGGACACGGTGTTTACGTTGATCCCGCCGTCATGGGGTTATCCGCGTGGACGCAACATGGGAGTTCGACCGTTGGTGAGGGCATGATGATCAGAACCTCAATCGCTCGTAGAACAACGAACGTCACTTCAGGCCAAGCGGCGCTTGAGATTTTGGCTGGAACCAAAGGTTGCTTCTTGCGTGAGTTGCATATCATCTTGGCAGCAGCGACTGCAAGCACCTACGGTTTCGGTCGTCCTGCGGCAAAAGGCATCACGCCAACGACGCCTGTAACCAATCTTCTGGAAGGTCCAGGATTTGGCGTCAAGGTAGCTGAGGTAAAGACGGCACTTGCGTGGGGCACCGGACCAACAATTCCATCGGAGTTCTATCGTCGGGTTGGTTTTCCTGCAACGATCGCTTCTTTCGTTTTGTGGGAGTTTCCTGGACAGGGATTGTTCATTCCTGCCAACGGTTCCATGGTGATTTGGAACTTGGCGCTGAACGGCGTCGTCGACGCCAACCTCGTGACGGAAGAATTGCTGTAGAGCATCATGAGTCTTTTGGGCGGTCTCGTAGCGGTGGCGAACAGCTTGACTCAGAGTCTTGGGTTGCAGGCTGACGTTACCTATCGTCGCTATCTGCATTCGGATGGTGCAGGCAAGCGGTTCTACGAAGCAGGCGTCGTTCGTAGAGCCATCTACATGCGCGACGTGAAGAAGGTGATGACGTTTTCTGGCGAGCTTGCGGTCAGCAATGCTCAGGTTGTGTTTCTGGATCCGACGATCATCAATGAATTCGATGAGATTGTTTTGCCGAGCGGAATGACGCAACCGATCATCGGCACAAGCGCGTTTGTCGATGTCAGCAACGGACCGATCTTGACTGAGATCTTCTTGGGCGGAAAGTGAGATCGCTGATGCCAAGCATCTTCCGTGGCGCCGATAATGCCATCAGAGACATCAAGAAGCTCCGTCTGTTTGCACCTGACGAGTTCGGTCGCGCTCTCTATCAAGAGGGACAGATTGAGCTGAAGGAAGTCAAGCGGAGCACTCCTGTCAAGACGGGGGCCCTTCGTGCGAGTGAGGGCATCACCCAACCGCAGCGGCAAGGACGCCGGATTTGGGTTGAGATCTTTGCTGGCGGGCCCTCGGTCACGTATGCCTTCATTGTGCATGAGGATCTCGAAGCGTTTCATGCGGCAGGTGAAGCGAAGTATATCGAGCGTCCATTGACCGAGAGCGCGCCGCATCTGCCGGCTCGCATCGCTGCACGGATCAACTTGAACAGGGCGCTATGAGATGGCGAGCACATTTGTTCCGGATCTCATCGTCTTGCTTGAGGGAGCAGGGCTCGGACTTGCATACGGGACGAACCTCTTCGAGGGTTCGAAAGTTGTGCTTCCAGATGGCGTTGGTCCTTTCGTCTCGATCATTCGTACTGGCGGGTTGGGTGCTGAAGGGACTCACAATTCCCCTGACGTGCCTGCTTATGAGCGTCCGACTGCTCAGCTCGTTGTCAGAGCATTGGACTACAAGGCCGCTGAAGCATTGGCTGACGTCATCTATGCGTTGTTCTATGGCATCGGCAATCAGAAGATCAACGGAACGTGGTGGCGTGAACTTAATCCACGCTCTGAACCGTTCGACTTGCCGCCCGATGAGAAGGGGCGGCCAAGGTTCGCATTCAATCTTGACTGTGTGAAGAGAGTTTCACCCGCTACGAGCTAAGGAGATAGCTACATGCCTGCTACAGTAACGTCGAAGCTCATCGTCAGTCTCACGTCAATCCTGGCCGATGCCAAGGGATTGGCCTCCGCACAGGCCTCGATTGAAACGGGGATCAACAAGGCCTTGGCGTCTGGCACTGGCGCCGATCAGTGCGATCGCGTCTATTCCGAGAACGACAAGTCGATCTCGGTCGCCTATGATCTTGACCTGTCGGGTGCGCTCCTTGACGCCTTCGGCGTGGCAGCGGTCTTCGCGAAGGTGAGGGCGGTGATCGTTGTCGCGGATCCGCTCAACACTGGCAACATCGTCATCGGAGGTGATGCCGCGGCCTTCCTGATGGGCTTCGGTGCTGTTGCGCATACCTTCTTCGTGCCGCCCGGCGGTGTGTTCCTGGCGTTCGCGCCAGCTGCGGCGGGCTACGCTGTCGTGGCAGGGACGGGCGACATCCTGCAATTCGCTCCCTCGGCGGGAACGCAGGTGTTCGACTTCGCCATTCTCGGGACTAGCGTCTAACGGGTGGGTGGTCGTCCAACGAGCAGTTCTATAACCTGAGGAGATACTTTCATGTCGAATGCCGTCACAGCAACAGGGATTCTGATCAAGAGGGCCCCGTTTGCGACGCCTACCGCCTTTGTGACAATCGGGGAGATCACCGAGATCGATCCGGGCGGCATGTCTCGCAACAAGATCGAAACGTCGACGCACAACGATGGTTCGGAGAGCCACATTCTGGGCATCCTGCGCCAGTCCGATCCGACGTTCAAGATCAACTACGTTGCCGCCGATGCCAGCCACATCAATCTTCTGGCTGACATGGCGAACAACGTCAAGAACGCCTGGCAGATCCTGTTCCCCTCCGGCAAGACGCGGACGGGATTCGGGTATGTCCAGCAGTTCAAGTTCGACCCCGCGCCGGTCGACGCCAAGCAGGGTGCATCGCTCGCGATCACCTGGGCAGGTCCGGTCACCGAGGCGTAGTAAGTCAACCAGTCGTAACAAAGGAGAGAGCCAATGCCCCAGACATTGCTCTCTGCGGCCCAGATCATTGCCGCAGAGGATCTATCGCATGAGGATCTTGAGATCTCCGAGTGGGGAGGAACGATTCGTCTTCAGCAGATGACCGCTGAAGAGTCAATTGCGTTCACCAAGGAGCTGAAAGAGGTCAACGCGACGTACGGCTACGACGTCGGCATGTTCTTGATGCTGATTCACTCCGCGCGGGATCTCAAAGGCAATCGGATCTTCACGGTGGACGACCTGCCAGCGCTCAAGAAAAAGAGCATCGCCGTCTTGATGCATCTTCAGCGCAAAGCGCTGGCATTGAATCGTGCGGGTTACTCTGAAGAGGTGGCCCTAAAAAAGGGCTAGAGCGGGGCGGCGATCGCCGCTTCGCTTACCGCCTTGCGCGGCGACTCGGGTTTCTGGACGTGGATGCGATGCTTGCATCCATACCAGCGTGGAAGTTTACCGAGTGGAAGATATTCGAGGATCTCGATCCAGACTTGCCGTATCGTGTTGATTGGGGCTTGGCACACGTTGTTCAAGCCATCATGCGAAACGGCAAGCAACTGAAGGAGTTCATGTTGCCATTCGGCGATTCAGACGCCACTGGCATCATACCTCAAACGATCGAGTATCAAGAGATGGTGATCGACGCGTGGGTGAAGACGAACAATGCGATCGTGAAGCGAAGAGAGGGCGCTGGTAGTGGCTGACATCGCCCCAATCAAAGGGCTCATCGAGCTTCAGGATGACTTCACGGGTCAGCTGGGCATTGCTGAAGCTGCGCTTGGTAACTTTACACGAAACAATCAAGAGAGCTTGAAGGCAGTTGCTGGAGCTGCAGGGCTCGTCGTTGCTGCACTCGGCGCGGTTACCATTGCCGTCATTGCATTGGGCAACCGCGGTTCTGATGTCAATGATGTCAGAGCGACGCTTGAACATTTCGTTGGCACTGCTGAAAAAGCAGAAGCCACGATGGAAGCGTTGCGACAGGGCACCAAGAATACCGTTGACAATTTCACGCTCGCCAAAGAGGCTGCTCATCTTCTGAGCGCGGGCGTCAAGCTCACGACGGAAGAGTTTGGCACATTGGGCCAAGCGGCCTTTGTTCTACAGAATCGCGGCCTTGGACCGACGAAGGAACAACTCGGACTGATCTCGGATGCCCTCGTCACTGGGCGCACGCGTGCTTTGGCGATGTCGCTTGGCGTCATCGACAATACCAACGCGATGGAAGATTACGCCAAGAGCATCGGCGTAACTGTAGACCAACTCTCTGATGCAGGCAAGGCTGAAGCTAAACGCATCGAAGTGATGCGGCTATTGAAGGTCGCAGTCAAGGATGCTGGTGAACAGGCGCGGGACTTTGGTGAGCAATTTGAGGCAGCACAAGCTGCGATCACCAACTGGGTTGATGATCTTGGCGGTGCGATCGCGGAGTCAAAGGTATTCAGTGCCGCCTTCAAGAGCGTCGAAGAGGCGCTCAAGGATGCGTTCGGCGACGGCGGTCAAGAAGCGATTCAACAGATCGTTCACGCCATCGAGCAGGGTGCAATCGCCGTGCTGGGGTTCGCCAGCGACATGCTCGTCTTGGCCAAGATCGCTGACAACGTTTGGAACGGCATCAGGACAGTCGTTCTTGCCGTCGAGACCGTCATCGTTGGCACTGCCACTGCAGTCGCAGAACTCGGCAACACGTGGGTCCGCGTTGGATATGCAGTTGGTCTCGTCAGCGATCAGACCGCTGCATCGATGCAGGACACGACGACAGCGCTGGAAGAGATCACCAAGGGTCTGGCGATTCAAACCGCAGAGGCGGCGAAGGCGACTGTTGCAACTTCTGAGTTTGACAATAACATTGACAAGCTACGATCGACACTTGACAAGACTCAACAGTCGATGATCGCTGCTTCCAATGCTACGATGGACACAGGAAAGACGAACGAGGTCCAGGTCAAGGGGCTCGAGAAGCTCGCTGCGACGCAAGAGCAGGTCAATCAGAAGATGGTGAATGCGACCAAGGTGCAACAAGCCTTGGAAAAGAGCACGAAGGAGTTGAATGAGAACAGCGGTCTGACATTCAGTCGTGAAGCATTGAAAGAACAACTGGACAAGTATCGCGAACTGCAGGGTGAGGTCAGAAATTATGGTAGGTCTGTTTCTGACGCCGTCATGGATGCTGCCAGCTCGATCCAGATTCTGGACAAGTCTTGGGTGACCGACGCCGACATCGCGGAGGCGACGATCAACAAGACGACGGTCATGGTGCGAACACTCTCAGGTGAGCTGATCACCTTGATGGAAGCACAACGACGTCAACAGCAGGGGTTTTCTTACCAGGTGGAACCCATCGATCAGTTCACGATCGACAAGACGCCAGGTGGTGCTGATGCGCTGCTCAAGGAGCTGTTGTATCTCAGTCAGAACATTGAGACGATGCGGATGACCATCAAAGATCAACGAGATCAGAACAACTACTTTCACGCCCTGGCCCGCTACAACGTCTTGCGGGATGCCTACAATCTTTTGATCTCCCAGTCGAAGAAGAAGCCTGCCTCGTTCGAAGAGGGCGGCACGGTCATGGTCGGTGAGCGCGGGCCTGAGATCGTCAGGCTCCCCATCGGCGCGACCGTCTACCCCACTGGTATGATGCCGATCCCCCAGGATGGCATGGCGGGCGACGTCGTGTTCTACAACACTTGGCAGGTCAATGGAACTGGTGCTGATGTGGCTCGCGACGCGAGCAGAATCATCATGCGTCAGCTGAAGAATGCACGTCAATTTGGTTCGGCTTAAGGAGCAGTCCACATGTCCGCACAAGGTTGGAACGAAACACTCATCACGGCAACGACAGATGGCGCAACGCTGACAGCCGCGGCTGCGGCCACAGCACTGCCAGCTCAGGCGAGGGTCACGCTGAAGCCGAACTTTTTCTACTACATCGGCCAACAGATGATCGTCAAGGCCGCTGGACGAATCTCATCGGTCATCACGACGCCAGGCACCGCACGATTTGACATCCGCTTCGGTGCCTCCATCGTGTTTGACGGACTGGCGGTTCTGTTGGACACGGTGGCGGGCCATACGACGGAACACTGGCATCTTGAGATCTTGATGACGTGCCGTGCGATTGGTGCGACGGCGAATCTGTTCGGACAGGGTCGATGGGAGTGCCAAGACATCCTTGGCACGCCTGCTGGCACGCCGCGTGGCGGCATCGTGGCGATGCTTCCATGGAACACAGCGCCAGCGGTTGGTGCGAACTTCGACTCTACCGTCTCGCAACAGGTTGACATGTTCTTCACGCAGACCGTCGCGACTGGCAGCATGACGGTTCATCAGTTCTCAGTTCAGGCGATGAATTAGATCGATGCCGCTCTTCGGACCTGGATTCCCAGATCGCGGTCCTGGACGCTCAGACCAATGGCCTGAGACTGGGCCAAAGATCCACAATCTCACCCCCAACTCCGATCGAGTTGCTGGCGGAGCCACCGTCACGATCACTGGGGTGAGATTCACATCAGATCCTTCGGGATTGACGCCTCTCGGTGGAAGCACTTGGATCCGAGTCTTTTTTGGTTCTGTCGAAGCAGCACCATCCTCAGTCATCTTCAATGGTTCATTTGACTTTTCAGTCGTTGTTCCTCCTGCGGCTGGTCTTGAACCTGGCACTTTCGATGTGCGGGTCATCTTCGGCACCCAAGAAGATACGCTCGTCGATGCCTTTACTTATTACACGAGTGAGATCACACGGATTGTCCCTCAGTTTGGTCCTCTCGCTGGTGGCACCCCAGTCGTCATCGAAGGGTTCAACTTCATCACAGGATCTACAATCACGTTTGGTGGTTCTCCTGCAACGAGTGTCGTGTTCATTGACTCTGAACACATTGCTTGTGTAACGCCGAGTCATGCCATAGGCTTCGTCGACGTAGTAGTCACTGAACCGAGCGCGGCGACATCGACACTTCGCAACGGGTTCAAATACAATCTGCTCATTCGCGGAGAGGACTTTCGTCGACTGCCTGGCGTCACCATCAAAGACGTTCTCAACAACACACCGAACTCGATGTCGTTTTCTATCGACGGCAACAGTCAAGAACCGGTGTCTGGTGAGCTCATCGAGATGATTGATGTTCACGATGGCAATCGGTTGTTGTTCAGAGGGACGATTCAGACGATCGACCAAGAGTATGAAGGGCTGACGGATCAACTCGTCTGGCGTTGCACCGCTGTCGATGCCATCTGGTTGCTCAATCGACGTCGTCCAGTTGGAAAATATACGAACGTCTCAGCATCGAGCATCGTCATCGATCTGATCAACAAGTTCTCGCAGGGCTTCACCGTCAATCACGTTCAGACGTTGTTGGCACCGATCAGCGTAGAGCTGGACGGCACTCAAGACTTCAGTTCTGCCTTGAACTTGATCGCTTCCGGCATCGGCAGCGGTCATTGGTATGTTGACTACGACAACGACCTGCATTTCTTTCATGTGCCGCCGCCTGACATCAATCCAGTCGTGCCAACGACATCGGGTCCGGGCACTCCGATCACGTTGACGGAGGATGGCGCCATCGGCGGAATGGCGAGCTTCGCCACAGGTTACTACTATGTCCGTTCGACGTTCCTTTATTCGAACGGCGTAGAGTCAAGACTTGGGCCGGTCTCTGCCATCGTCGCGATGAACGGCTTGAACTTCATGCAGATGGATGTCATTCCTCTTGGATCAGATCCAGGTGGCGGCATCACTTGCACAGGTCGGCGTATTTATTTCGGTCGTGGCACTTTTCCGATGCTTCGCGGCTGGAAGATCAACGATAATACGACGACAAGCATCACCGTCTATCCTGGCTTCCCTGTTCCAGCAGTGCCGCCGATCACATATGAAGGCAGTCAAGGCGCGATCATCTCATTGCCTGACGTTCCGCCGACGCCTGGTGCTATTGCAGCGCCGACGGTTGGCATCGTCATTTACGACGGACCACTTCTCAGCGGGACGAATCCACCGCCGCCTGGAGCTCAGACAGGATCTGATGGCAACTGGGTGTTTCAAGCCGCTGCAGTCTATCAGGACGGTAATGAGTCACTGCCGTCACCGTTCTCGAACTCTGTTCGACTTGGTTCAACGCCGCTGTCTGGTGGTCCTGGCATCTCACTGACGCTCAACTTTCCAACGTTCTTGACACTGCCGACGTTTCCGGTGATCAATGGAGTGTCGCCAGCGTTCTATAAGATCTACGCTAAGAAGCTGCCGTCAACTGGTGGCATTCAGGTTGGAGATCCTGCTGAGTTCATTCCACACTTCTGGTGTAACATGCCTTACGGTACGACTGGCGAACCAGAAGTTACGGAGATCGATTATGGCGACAGGCCACGCTTTACCGGTGACACGCCGAGCCTGGTTTGGCCGAATCCTGACGGTCCGTATCTTGAGGATGCCGATCCGCCTGGGGATCTGACAGACACGAATCCGGACCTGCTCCGCAATCCACAGCTTGCGGTGAGCATCGATCGATCGCAACAGCGCAATCGTGTGACGGTGCTTGGCGCTGGCACTGTGACGACAGCTGACGCTGTGACTGGTGAGAGCCAACTATCCGTCGCAGATGTGTCAATTTTTACTGAGGCTGGTGGAGAGATCATCGTCAACGGCAACGTGCTTGTCTACTTTGCGCCTGGCACTGGTCAGGCTGGACCCGGAGACATCTTCCTCACTCAGGTGATCAATGAACCGATTGCAGCAGGATCTGCCATTCGGTTCTATCTGCAGGTTGATGACTTGGCATCGCAGGCTGCGATCGGTGCCATTGAGCTCGACTCCAATGGCAATCCAACCGATGGTGTTCACGAGACGATCATCTCAGATTCATCATTGATTCTTCCGCAGCAGCTCTACATGAGGGCAAATGCGGAGCTTGAGTTGTTCTCTCGACCAATCGTGACGATTCGCTATGCGACGAGAGATCCTAAGACGAAGTCTGGTCAGCGTGTCACGGCGAACATGACCGACCCGCCGTGCATCGGCGACTTCTTGATTCAGGACGTTACAATTGATCAGATCCACGATGAGTCGGATCAATTGCGACCGCGCTACACGGTCGTTGCTTCTTCCGTCAAGTTTGAGCTGAATGATTTGCTCATGCAGATCGTCGAAGGCACGCTTGGCGGTGGAGGCGCATCTGTCTCGACCGGCATGGTTGGGATCGGCGGCATCGGCGGGACTGGTGGCGGCGCTGTGTTCACTGGCAGCGATCATCCGCAAGGCATCATCGAGGCACCAGTTGGTTCTACGTTCATTCGTTCGAATGGATACCGATACTACAAGCAGGGCGGCGGAACGACCCGCTTCGGCTGGTATCCAGACATGGACTACATCAAAGGGCTCGGACTCGGACCGAGCATCCATGGCTTCGTCAACTCGGAAGTTGTCAGCATCACGACGACCGGTGGAGCGATCGGCACGACGGCATGGGCGAACACCAACCCCGGCACGCCTGTCTATGTCGATGTGAATGGAAGGGTCTATCGTCGATTCAACACGAACACGACGATCAACACGAATTCATTTATCAACCCTGGTTCAGCTTGGGCCTTCGATCTTTGGGATGCTGACTTCGACATCGTTGGGCGCATCGCTGTGGCAGACGTTTCGAGCATTCGAATCTTCTTGGCCATCAGTACGGCGGCTATCACCGCACAACCAAACATCGTCACGAATGCGACTCCCTCTTGGCATACCGCGATCGGCTACCGCTCTGATCAAGGTGAAGGCAGTTGGATTGGCATGACGAAGAATGATGCCAACAACCTCAGCTCGACGTCAGGATTGGCCACGGCAGTTGGCGGCGGAACGACGAACCCAACTGAGGTGACGCTCCGCATTCGTTGGCGCATCGAGCGTCCAGGCATCTCACAGCGGACGGCTTACTTCAGCGTGAATGATGGCGAGGAGATTGCACAGACGACCAACGTGCCGACGACGAATCCCTCGAATCCAACGATCTACTTTGGCGGCACGAACTTGATCGGTGCCGATCGGACCTTTCATCACCGCGCCATCTTGATGGCCCTTGGAGATTGATTCATGATTCACTGGTGGCGCATCGTTCGTGAGCCTTCCGTTGCATTGACGACGATGGGCTCTTTCTACATCGACGGAGCATGGTTCTGTTGGACCGTCGAGGATCAGATCCGCGAAGTTCCAGGACAACCTGTCGTCAGCTGGAAAGTTCAGAAGGAGACGGCGATCCCAGCCAGTCGTTACCCCGTGAAGCTGACGATGTCGGGACGCTTCGGGCGTCTGACGCCGGAGATTCTGAACGTGCCTGGCTTCTCTGGCATTCGGATTCATCGCGGCAACTTCAACACCGACACCGAAGGCTGTCCGATCGTCGGCTTCGGCCGCGGAAAGAACATGATCGCTGGCGGCACTTCTAAGCCGTGTGAAGAAGCTCTTGTTGCTGTGCTGAAGAAAACGGAAGCTGCAGGAGAGGTCACTTGGATCGCGATCGAGAACCCCCCAGCCTTCTAAGGAGTGTGTGATGGAAGAACTCATCAATCAACTGACGCAAGCACTTGGCGCCATCCTCGCTGCGGCCCTTGTCGCGCTTGTCGTGCAAGGACTCCGCAAGCTTGGCGTTACATTGACGACCGACAAGCAACATCTCTTGGAGACGATCGTCAAGCAGGGCGTCAGCTACGCTGAAGAGGAAGCCAAGAACTATCTGACCAAGCAAGGTCAGAAGATGGAGAGCACGCTCAAGCAGAAGATGGCGATCGACTACGTCATCAGCAAGCTCCCCAAAACAAGCAGAGATGATGTGGCGCAAGTCATTCAGGCGGTGATGCCGATGGTGCGTCCAACACTCGACCGCGGCACGACAACGACAACCCAGTAGCCGACAACCAAGAAAAGAGGTAGAGCAATGAAACGTCTCAGCATCACATGCATGGTGATCGCAGCCATTCTCATCTTGACGGCCTGCGACAAAGTCAAGTCGCCAGCTGGCCCGTCAGGCACTCCCATCATTACGACGTTCTCAGCCGACGTGTTGACCATCAAGACTGGCAACACCGTCACGCTCCGATGGGACGTGTCCGGCGAGAATACGCAGGTGCGCATCGACCCGATGGTTGGCAACGTGCCGAGCACCGGCAGCACCTCGTTGATCCTCACGGCGACGACGGTGTTCACGTTGAACGCCCGAGCGCCTAACGGACTGTCGGCTCAGCGGAGTCTCACGGTCATCGTCACGCCCTGAGCGTGGCACCGAGACGGGGCGGCTTCGGTCGCCCCTAGGGCGGCGGCGAGCGGGGTTTGCTGGGAGCCTTGCTTCGTCGCTGCCCGCTTTTTACAGGTAGGTTCTTCGATAGGCCGTGCGAAGTTCTTCGAGTGCTTCTTCGAGTGCCGGCTTGTGCTTTTCTTCCGCTTCTTCAAGTTGTCGCACGGCTCGTTTGATCATCATCAACGCCCATTGTCTGTCCGTAAGTCCTTCGGGTAGCGGATCTTTCCATGTCCAGGAATACTTCTTGGCGGGCGGCTTTTCTTCGTCGTCGAAGTTGAAGAGATCTTGCTTCATCGACTATGACGAAGAGATCTCCAAGTAGACTTCTTCCTCTGGAGCATCGTCGCTCTTGGTGACGTCATCGAGCATGTTGACGTCGTCAGTGCTGATGTCGTACACATGAACGATGGCGTCTGACGGATACTTCTTCAGCTCTTCGATCAACTCTCTCACGGTCATCATTATTTCTCTCCGAAGTAACCAAGCGCCTTCGCTTCGGCGAACGTCCGCACTGACGCGGTCTCGATCTCACGCCAGTCCATTTCCCAGTCGTCTGCGATCTTCTGTTGATCAATCTCTCTCGCGGCATTGATCGCGACTCGATAGGCGGCAGCGAACAGCGCGAGGTATTCCGCCTCCGTCCACTTCGCTTTACCCTTGGCGACGTCGATTCGACTCATCTGCCACCATCGATTCGGATACCGGCAGGCTTGGCCCTTGACCGCGGTAGGCTGGTCTTGGCAGCCTGCTCCAGCCTGCCAGAGACTCGAACGATTGGCGGTCTGGAGTCTAGCCTGGACCCGAATCGAACGCCCCTAGGCAGGTGGTAGACCAGGCAGCCGCAGCCTTCGCGAGCTGGCGCGGTCATGGTGACGTTGACGTTGATAATCGTCGCTGTGGCTGAAGTTGGCCTAAGCTCTCTGACGTAGAATCGCGGAAGCTCCGCCGGCCTCTTGAGCACCGGCGTCCACGGCGTAAGCGACGCCTGAAGGATGGCGATTCCCTCGAGCGGCGTCGGCTTCGGCATGGGACAGTTCAGCGTGACGACGAGGCCGATGATGGTGGTTATGCACATGGTTTAGAGCTTGTAGAACCCAATGGGTCCTATCCTCTTGATTGTTGGATGTGCGATGTCGAGTACGAACAAACTACGCAGACCGTACCAGTCGGAGTGGAAAGGTCCGCGATAGTAGAGAGTCCAGCCATTGATTGTCACCGGATCGCTCCGAGGTAGTCTCTGCCGACCGCTGCGGCCTCTTCGACGCAGGCTGCCTCGCGAGCCATGCGAAAGATGCGAGCGAGGATGTAAGGGTCGATGATGAGCATGGTCATGGTGTTTCTCCTTTAGTCACGAGGATCGAGCGGCCACACGTCCTTGTAGTGGACCGGGACTTCTTCGACGCGGGGATTGTTCCCCACGCGAACTGGAACGATGGCAGTCCGGCCGTCAGCGTCTTGTTCGATGAAGAACTTGAACGCCTGACCACCGTTCTGCGAGACTCTCTTGCACTTCTCGGAGATCGCGTCCCACTGTGCCTCGGTGATCAGATACATGAGATCACCACCAGCAGCAACATGATGACGCCTCCGCCGATGCCGAACCAGCGGTCTGCATCTTCGCGGCGTTGAGTGATCGTAGTCATGCTCTTATCATACGCTAGATTCGTGCCAGCTGTAAAGCACCGAATTGTTTAGGTGTTTGAGCTGCTTTCGTCCACAGAGCCTACGCTTTTGAGCTGCTCGGTTACGCTTTCGGCGGGTGGTTCTATCGTGGAAAGCGACACCCAAACGACGACCTCGACGAACGCGCCATCATGCATTGGATTCACGGTGCCGTATGGATGCTCAGCAACGCCAACCATCTTCGCTGCTGCCGTGCGGTAGAGCGCCGCGCGTCGCTTTGCCACCTGTCGAGCGTCGTAGACTTCGCTCATAGGGCCGTCTCCACGTTCTTCAGCGTAAAGCCGATCTTGTCGAGTGCTTCGACGAACTGTTGCAGCGTCACCTTCTCGTCATCGACGTAGCAGCGAAGAAGTCCAGGCACGAAGTGCGGCAGGCACTTCGGCTTGACGGAGAGGGTGCTGCCATCTTCCCACTCCCAGACTGTGCGATCGAACGGCGTCTGTTCCCATGGGTAGTCAGCAGATCCGATGGGCTCGTAGTGACGCTTGACCTTGAGGTTCATGCGACGTGCCCATCCTCCAGCATGACGGACACGTCGCCGGCGTCTGAGGTGACGTATTCCATCCAGACCTGTGCACCAGCCTCCGCTGCCTGTTCTGCGACGAGCTTGAGGCTGTCATCGTCGAGCAAGTTCCCGTTTCTGATGAGCAGCACCTTGAGCGTCGGGTTGAGGGCCAGGCCGATGGCGATGCTTACGCGAAGTTGAACGCTCGCCGAGACTTCGGCCAACGGAAGTCCTTCGAACGTGACGCCGTCGTCCGTGAGGCCGAGGCCGGCGACTGGGAACTTCGCGCCCTGGAGCTTCGCCGCCTTGTCAGCGTCGAGCTGCTCGAGCTTCTTGGTCAGCTCTGCGACGAGCGCCTGGTGGTTCATGACCTCTTGCTCTTGCACCAACCACGCTTGGTTATGTCGAGCGTGCGTGTTCTGGACGTCGAGGTCGGTGAACTTGCTCGCCAGCGCGACGGAGTCTGGCACGGCCGCAAGCGTCTTGACTGCGACAACTTTCAGATCCGCCAGCGCCGCCATCTTGGCATCGACCTCGATGTCACACGCCGCCTGTTCCGCGTCAAGTTGATCGAGCTGTGCTCTCAGTGTCTTGATCTTTTCCGCCATCAATGTGCGATCTTTCTGCAGGCTCTCGATCGACTGCTCCATCTTGGACGCGGCGCGATCGGCCTCAGCAGCGGCCTGACGAAGCTCTTCGGCTCGACGGATCTCGTTCGACACCTCGTCGATCGGCATGATCGTGATCTCGTAGATGCCCTGCGGCGTCGCATGGTGCGGCAGGTTGTCAAGTCTGCTCTCGGCCAACGTCACCGTCTTCTTTTCCATCGCGCGGGTGTCGAACAACAGTCTTCGTTGATCGTTGATCAGTCCGAAGTCGAGGTTCACGAGGCGGCGCAGGATCTCGTTCTGAGCTGGCGGCTTCTCTCTGCTGAAGGCGAGCGGATCGAACGTCAGCTTGCCGTAGAGCTTGTCGAGCAGCGCCTGCGGCGAGGGATACTTCGCGCCCTCTCTGTTCGTGACGACGAGCACCGACTGGGTGGAGGTCCAGACCATCTTGGAGTCTGCCGCGCCTGGCACATCTTCCACCTGTTCGCGATAGAATCGGCGAGTGACGATGTAGTCGCCGAGGTCGACGGTGACCTTGGCCTCCGACTGGCCTGTGCGGATTGGCTGCGTTGGAACCAGGTCGTTGCCGCCGAGCGCGTAGGCGATGGAATCAAGCACCGATGACTTGCCGGAACCGTTCTTACCGCCGATCGTGACGAGAGAGCCGTCAGGCGCTGGCGTGACTTCAACCGCGCTGAGCCGCTTGACGTTGGAAGAGCTGAGACGGACGATCTTCATGGGGTCTCCTTCGCCAGAGTTTTCTGGCAATTCTTGCAGCTATCGTTTGGCGGTGCAGCGCCAAGCAGTCGTGTGTTGGCTGGCAGCGGCGTCTGAATGCAAAGCGAGAGTCCGCTGCGGAAGAAGTGCCACTTGCCGAGCATGGCCCAGCCTTCCGACAAGACGGTGGGCCGCGACATCTTCTTCACCTTGATCGTTCCATCTCGCATCATCTTGCACATGACGTCGTCGGTAGAGTAGATGATGCTGGCGCCGCGGTTGCTGAGGTTGTGCATGGCACACTTGTAGCACATGTAGTACGATCGCTCGTCACCGTTGTCGATGATTGTCACAGCCAGACTGCCGCAGGCGAAGTAACGGTGTCCAGACATCGGCGACGCTTCCTGACACTGCTGACCTTCTGGGATGTCGAAGAGATCTACGACTGGCGTTATGACGCTCATGATTCAATCCTCAGCAAGTCTACCGGCAACCAACCATCGACCTCGCCGCTCGCCGTCAGCGAGTCGACGATCAGCTTCTCGTGGTTTTTTCTATAGGTGTTGTTGAAGAACGCTCCCACTCTCATGCTTTCAAGGTCGACGCGATAGACGGTGCCCAGTTGGATGTTGTCGTTCATCACGACAAGTCCATCGTCTGTCTGTCGTCGAATCAAGACGGCACGAGTGGGCGTCACTTCTACCTCCGAAAAAGTGACCCCTTACGGGGGTCAGTCGGCTCCCTACCGGAGTCACCCGGCTTGCCACTCATCCGAGAGCGGGACTGGCGGTCGACTAGCCGCCGACCTCATCAACGTGTCCGTCGCCATTGTGGCAAAAAGAATGCACCGGCTTTACTTTCGTCGACGTGGTGAAAGCCGGAAAGTCCACACGCTTGACAGGACCAGCATTGTACCTGTCTTGCGATGCTCTTACATCTCCGCTGCGTCTGCTCCAGGACCAGGGAAGTCGGGGTCGTCACCCGGCTCACGTTCAGCTTTGCGCTCGATCTGTTCGAACTTGATCGCCTGCACCGCTTCGAACATCGCTTCGCCGGCGACCGCGTCAGCCTCGCTCACCCAGTCGGCGTTCTCGACCTTGTAGATCTGATGCGGCTTTGGATCCAGCTCGACGCCAGTCGTGATGCGGTAGCATCCAGCGAACACCGGACGATTGCGCATCGTGACGAGTCCCCAGAGCGTCGTCGCCACCGGCAGACCGCTGGACTTGAAGCTCAACGAGATCATCTCGCGCGACGGCAGGATGACGACGATGAAGTCCCTGAACAGCGTCGCCTTTGGCTTTTGATCCTTACGGTTGGTTGCCTTGTTGTTCCACAGCAACCGCGGGTCGCCGAGCGGCACGTTGGGGTCCTTGACGCCGCCGCCGTCCTCGATGGGATAGAACTCCATCGCGCGCTTTGGCATCTTGCGGAGCACCTGCACGAACACCTCGCGACCATAGATCTGCCCGGTCACGCTGTTGAACAGGTCGCCGACCTTCAGCCCCTCGATGCGGTTAGGATCTCCTTCCGTCACCTGCGGGCTGAGCGCTTGAGCGAGCGCCAGTCGAGGGATGTTGATGTCGGACTGAACGGTGTCCTCCAATCCTCGTTGGTCGCCCTTCTTGAAGTAGTCCGGTGCGGGCGCGAGCGCTCCCGGCAACGGCTTTGCGAGTGCATCTGCTTTCGGTTCAGTCATTTGTGTTCTCCGCTTTGCGGTTGTGATTGATGGGCCCGAACATTCTCGTGAACCGCCGATGACCTCGGGTCAACGGTCATCAGTCGAGCTTGAACTACGCGCGCCTCAACTTCACCGTCATGCGCGCGTAGACCGCCACGCCATCAGGCGGAGGTGCACCGGCGAGAGTTCTCTCCTTCGCGATGGCGTTCATCGATGAAGGCCAGAGCTGCAAGCTGCGCTCGAGGCCGCCGCCTGGCTTGAATGAATGATGCGTCCAGTTGGCATCTTCCCCACGTTCGTCTGTCCCGCGATGCCCGAGTGCACCTTCGTCGCCGCCGCAGGTCATGCAACGATCCGCAGGCGCCATGCACCACAGACGGAACGCCTCCTTGTCCTCGACCTTGCCTTCAGGCACAGAGCCGACATCGACCGCCGTGCCATCCTTCAACTTGACGGTGTTCGGACCGGCACCGTAAGTTCCCCAACCCTCTTCGTCGTTGTCCCAGCTGGCGGCGAGCAGTTGCTCGAATGCGTCGATTTGAACTTGAAGCTCAGAACGCTTCGCGCTCACCTCAGCGTGAATGGCACGCACCGTCGCATATGCCGCCGCGAGCTGATCAGGCATCAGCTTGACGATCTCGCCCGTGCTCTTGTCGACACAGATCTCGCTCTTCGCTGTGTCGACCTTCTCTTGATGCTTGGGATCGTCGATTGGCGCCGGCAACAGGCTGTCAATCACTGAGTCATACTTGCCCATCGTCTCTGCTCCTTTTCCTAGTCTGCTCCAGTCTGCCAGCGCGTCGTCTCAGGCTCAAGACAAGTAGAACTTCAGGCCAGGAACCGACGACGAGTGGTCAGGCTGCTACAGTTTCCTTCTCCAAAAGTTTTACAATTCTACTACAAATCCACCGATAATTATTCAGGTGGAAAACTTTTATTTACGCCGCCTCTTCACGCAGCACGCCGAGCCATCCGCTGGTCGTCAACGTCGCGAGATCGTGCTTCGCCATCAACATCGCCAGCGTGCGATGATCGATTGTCTTTTGTCCCTGCGGTCCTGTCGCGACGATGTCGAAGTAAGACACCGGCGACGTTTGACCTGGGCGGTGAAGTCGATCATCTGACTGAAGTCTGTAGTCGAGCGAGAAGTCGTTCGAGAGCGTATACATCGTGTGACTGGCCGTCAAGTTCAAGCCGCGTGCACCAGCACTGACGCTCATCACGATGACCGCCGAGCCAGCCGGCATCGTGCGCGGGTCAAGGATGCGCAGAGAGTTCCGTCGATCGTCTTTTGATTGTCCGCCGATGATCATTCCAGTCTCGACGATGCCCCTTGCCATCAGCTCCTTATGGAGTCGAAGCACCTCTGGGCGAAAGCGACTGCGTACGAGGATCTTGATGGTTGGATCTTCAATCAGATGCTCATCAAGTCGCTGCATGAATAGATCGAGCTTCTCGCGGCTGATCTCTTGAACAGACAAGATGGTGGCATTGTGATCGCCCGCGTTCATCCATTCGTCATGTTCTGGCTCATCGAAGCGCATGCCTTCGACGCCGCCCAAGAATCCACTTGTGATTTGCGCCAGGCGCATGATCTTCGTCATGGCCTGCGGTGCTTGGCTGACGGTCGAGTTCGTCAACCATACGACAAGCTCGTCGCGCATCTCTCTGTAGATCTTCCATGTCGCTGGATCGAGCGGCACCGTCAGCATCACAGGTGGTAACTTCGTCGGTAGATCGAGGCAGTCCTTCTTCAAGCGGCGCAGGACGTATGGCACGAACCGTTTGTTGATGTCTTCGATTCCACTCCAGGTGTCAACTGTCTTGATGGCGAAGCCGCGCTTCGATGTCAACGGCTTGCCGCCGAGACTCAGCACAGGCTTCATGATCGCGTAACGTCTGCAAAATTGTGTGTACGATGGACAGTTCAGAATCGTCTTGCTCATGATGTTGCCCTGACTAAACATGTCGCCCGGACTGTTGGAGATCGGGGTGCCGTTCAACAAGGCAACACGGCCGCAGCGCTGACGCAGCTGCATGCACGCCTTCGACTGTGCGCTCTTTGAATTCTTGACCGCACTGGATTCATCGAGGATCAGCAACGTCTTTGGAGAACAGACGCCGAGCAACCTGACGAGCCGATGATCCTTTGCCTTGTCTGTGACCTTGATGGTGTAGTCAATCGGTCTGATGAACTCATAGTTCGTGACGACCCATCGAAGGCGTTCTTCTGCCGTCGCTGTCTCTGGTCCATGCTTCCAAGCTCGGATTCTTGAATGGTATTCGGTGATCGTCGATGGGACGTCGGTCCAGAGGTGACGGGCGAGTTCTCCAAGCTCTTCGTCATACCAGACGCCAGTGCGAACGCTCGACGGTGCGACGACAACCACTCTGTCGATCACGCCCCTCGTGAACAAGAACTGGGCTGCGACGATCGCCTGCGCGGACTTCATCGCTCCCATCTCGTCGAAGAGGGCGAAGAACGGATGATCGATGAGCGCCTGCACGCCGACCTTCGCATGCTCCTTGATTGCCGACGGACCTTCATCCGTCATCACCAAGCGGCAGCGGGAGAAGTCTAGCGTCGTGCCATCAGGCATGTTTCAATGCTACCAGTTCTGCCTTTACCATCTTTCCAAGGTAGAGGCGATCTTTCAAATCATGGACTTCTTGCTTAACATCTTGCTGAGCAAGATCTGATAGTCCATCAAGAAACTCAACGATGATCGTGAGTCTCATTGGTTTCAACGGAGTCATTCTAATTTCTTCGTCAGGCATGGTCTCTCCACACGACCCCATCACGGTCTACTGTTCGCCACATGTCTTCATCCATCGTGAGCGAGCTGATGCTGTGAATGAACTTGACTCGTGGTTCAAGCAGCACCGCGCCACACCGACGACAGTGCGAGGATTCCTCGATGACTTCTTCGGCGACGATCCGGTATCCTGTGGCACGACGGAGACCGTAGCGCACCCTGTCCTGTCGCTTGTGTCCACGCTTGAAGCAGATGAAGATCTTCAGCGCCAGCCAATGAACGCGAAGCCACTTCAACATCACATGTTCCCCTTGTGGACGTGAACCTTGTCGAACGGGACAGGAGGGAAGATCAACTTACGGACCCTCATCTCGCACTGATAGTTCCGCTGCACGCGACGTGCACGCTTGCGGGCGGTGAAGCCAAACCAATGCGTGAACATCGGCTGCCAGAGTCCGAGTCCCATCGGGTTGGCCTCAACTATCCACTTCCGCCAGCGGAGCGTCATCGAAGTCCTTTGACCTTGTTCTCCAGCTTCTCTACGCGGGCGAGAATTTGAAGCAACAGCTTGTCCGACCAGCGTGCATCTTTCTGTGCTTCGCGAACTTCTGCTCGCAGCCGCTTCACGTCGCCGACGACTACGTCACGAGGATTACGCTTCTTGGCCACAAGTCACAACCTTTCGGGGAAACCATACTCCACAGACTTCTTGTTGAACGCCTCTCTGATGCACTCGACCAGGTCGGCGTCAACTCTGGCGCACAGCAGCACGCCGTAGATGATCACATCGGCTACTTCCATGCCAATCTGCTTGCGGTAGCACTGTCTATTATTCAATGACAGGCCCATCTCGTATGATCGACTGTCGATGTTCGCGATCTGGTCCTCCACTCGTTTTAGTTTCTTTGCCGCATTGGCGGCCTCACCTGCCTCGCCGCACATCGCACCGGCCCACTCGAGAGGCGACCAGCTGTCGAGTGAGTGCCAGCGCGCTACGCGAGAGATGTTGGCGGCGATCAACTCTTGGAACGTGAGGATCGGAAACACGTCGCGGCCGCTATAGTGATAGCCGCAGGAGCATGGAACGCCAAGTTCAATGACGTTGTCGTTACCACAGTTGGGACACTTCCAGGAATTAGTCATCAGACTTCCTCGCTGCCTTCCAGAGGGCCTGCTGGATCATTACTGCGGCGACTCTCTCGCTGACGCGAAACTCCTTCGCGACGATCGACACGGCACGATTGCTGTCGTGCTGTTGAGTGATTTCATTGACGCGGATCGCGACTCGCTTCGTCATTCTTGATTCTCTCAATCTGGAAACTTCCCAATCATCGCCTGACGAGCGATCTGCTTGATCTCATCGGAGAATGTTGACTTCGATCCGCCCATCCACTTCCAGTAGTCGGAATCGGCGTCTCGCATTGGCTTGCCTTGATACTTGCCAAACATGATCATGGCGACGCCATCGATTCGGCGAAAGAACCCCTCACAATCGATGAAGTCTGGCCACTGCGCCTTGTGAAGTTCATCAAGATCACGTGACAAGATCTCATGCATCTTGAGTTGCCCAATGATGACGGCGTGGGATGCCTTCACGTCAGCCAATGCTCCGTGGGCATCGACGAGATCCACGCCGGTGTATTTCCTGTAGAGCGTGCTGAGATCTCGTGGGATGGCGAGAGCTTCCAGTCTGAAGCTGTCGACGATCCGCGCTCCGACGTAATCCCATTCTTGACTGGCGCGCTTCATCTCGTTGGCGATGATCTTCAAGTCGAAGCGTGTCTGTTGACCGCCGTAGTCACATCCGACAAGACCCTTCGCCAAGTTCGCCGCCAGTGCCTGGAATCTTGGTGCGTTCTTCACCATCTCATCGGTGATGTGATGCACCTTCGTCGATGCTGATGGGATTGGGATGCCTGGGTTGACGTAAGTTCGCCACTCCTTCGTCATGCCGGTAGCGTCCCAACGTTGAAATCCGATTTCGATGATTCGATCGGTTCTCGGATTGATGCCGGTCGTCTCAGTGTCTAAGATGAACAACGGACGGGTGAGCGAGAGCAGTTCATTGAGCATGAGTTCTCCGAACGAAGTCCAACACGAAGCGATGATCGAATCCATCGACGACCTCAACATCTTCTTCATCTGGCGTCAAGATGCACGTGCGTCGATGCGACAAGACATCTTCGTAGAGCACGACGTAACAGATGCCATTCGCAGCCAAGCGTCGACAGGTCAGCTGCTGAAGGGCGTTGGCCCAGACAACCTTCTCGCCGTGCTTCAATTCCCACCACGTGTCTTTCTTCTTCCACGTGATGCTGATGTCTGGTGATCCTGACGTGAAGCCGTCTGAGTGCTTGATGATGACTGGCTTGGAAGCGTACTGCAATGCTGTTTCTGAAGCGAGCTCCGCACGAAGCAACTCAAGAAGTCCAGCTTGCAGCTTGCTCTCCGTCATAACTTGACCAGTCGATGATCGAGGTAGTAGTAGACGGGGAAGTTCAACGCGACCGCGACGTAGAGTTCAAGCTTGGCGCCCTTTGAGCCAGACCAGCCAGGCAACAACACGAGCGCGATGTCGTCATACTTCAACATCATGATGAGATCTCTTCTGAGCGAATCTTCCCACGAACGCCCATCGCTCGGTGGTGAGATCTCGTGTGGATTCAGCACTGAATGTCCTTCACATCGCAAGACGGCGGCAGCCTCTTCGAACGCTGGCCTGTTGTGAAGAGGGACATCTGACATCGGACCGCTGAGGTAGATGGTCATTTGCCTTCCAACTGCTTGAGGATCAACTCTCGCATCAGTCGGCGATACGCCGCTCGATGCGAGAAGGATGCTGCGGCGTCGCCTGGGATCGTCTCCACCAGCGGCGGTAACATTCGTGGAATCTCTGTGAGCAGATGCTCGAAGAACTCATCTGTCAACAGATCAGCGTCCGTCTTGCTCATCTTAAATCTCCTTCCGATGACGTCGAGCTGATCTGAGATCAACTTCGACAATGATGTTTTCTGCTTGTCGGCGACCTTCTTGAGACAATCTTTCGTCTCTTGTCTGAGATCGACGCCGACGTAGGCTGGACGGATTTCTTGTGGCTTCCAGATTCCAGCCGCGACGACGATCTGACGAACACGCTGACCCGAGAGCTTGTAGCGCTCAGAAAGCGCTGCGATCGTCTGGCCCTCAATGTAGAGCTTGCAAAGTTCTGTGTTGCGTTCGGCGAAAGTCATCATCAGCCTCTCATCGTCATGATCACATTGATGAAGCTGACGCCATCAGCAACAAGCAACGGCGACTTGTCACTCTTCATCCCAATGGTGACGGTGTCTCCTTCGGCGACGTCCAAGAAGTCATGTAGATAACGCCAGTTGACACACATGATCAATGGATCGCCTTCGTAGTGCGCTGGCATCTGTTCATCGGCTTCTCCAACCTCGACGCTCTTCGACGAAAGACTGAGCGATTCCGAACTGATCGAAAGATACACAGCGCAGTTGTTCTCTGCGGCGACGCCGATGCGCTTCAGCGCGGCCGACAATCGCTTCCTGTCGACGGTCAATGTTTTGTTGTTGTCGCGTGGGATGATTCGCTCGTAGCTTGGAAACTTCCCCTCAATCATGCGTGACGTCAGCATCATGCCGTCGATCGAGAAGAACAAATGGTTGGCGCCAACCAGAACTGAGATCGGTCCTGTGCCAAGCACTGGCAGAATGTCCATCGTCTTGCGCGGAATTAGGATGGCGAAGTCTGGCCCTTCGTCTCGCACAGCAGTTGCGATCGATAGACGAGCACCGTCCGTCGCAATCATGCCCATCGAGGTGCCGGAGAGCTTCAGCAATGCTCCTTCAAGTATGAACTTCTTGCCGCGATCAGCAACTGCGTAACGCGTTGCAGTGATGAGACGCATCAACAAGTTTCCTGCCAGCGTTGCTGGTTCACCTTCTGGGAATGCCAACGTTGGAAACTCAGCAGCTGGCAGCGTCTGTAGTCTTGACTTGAAGGTGGCGTGATGCACATGAGCACCCTTGGCATCAACAGCGATCGTGACGGTGCCGTCGGTAAACTGCTCGATTAGTTGAAGAGTCGTCGCAGCTGGCAATACACATCGACCAGGCGTCGAGATTGTAGCTGGACATGTGAGCGCCAAGCTGACCTCAAGGTCTGTCGCTGAAAGACGGAGTTCATGATCGGCTTCGACCAGGACGTAACCAAGAATCTGAATCGATGGCTGTGATTGGACAACTTTGCAGACGGCGCGGAGTGCCTCTGCAAGTTTCTGTGAGTTCACCGTGACGATCACAACTGATCACCCATGCAAGTCCATCCATCTCTCTGTTTGCGTGCGAACAACTCAACACGCGGACCGTCGAACAACGACTCGACAATCTTGTAGAACTCATCCGGCTTTTCTGAATGACGCCCAACTGTTGCCGAGAATCCAGTCACGTCGATGACGAACGTCGAGCGTGTTGAGTGATTCAAAACTTGTGGCTTGCCGCGCGTGGCGATGAGACACGTCTCATGCTCAGCACGCAGAGTTCTTCCCATCCCAAACCATCTCATCCCATGTTCGGTTTTCTTCAGCCAGATGAGCTCCGTCTTGACGGTGAACCCCCACATGCGACAAACGTCAAGTGCCGCCTGTTGCATGCTCGCGACGCGCCAGAGAAAGAGCACACAGTCGGCGGCGAGGGGCGGCAGAGGGAAGCGGCAGATCTCTTCAAGCGTCATCGTAGAGTAGTGCCGTGCGGCACCGCGATTCTTGCCTGGAAGTTTGTCAGAGAACTTCCACGGCGGATCCGCCGCGACGACGCGAAATGGTTCGCTCACCGAGTTCGCTCCACGATGTTCTTCATGAAAACCATCGCCAGCTGGACGTTTGCTGGATCGTTCCACCATCTGTTGATGCCAGATGGATGTGGCACGACTCTCACGTCTGCACCGCCGATCATCTGCTGGACGAAGTAGTCATGATGAGCATAGAACGCATCAGCGACGCGCAGGCCAAGCAGGATCACAATTTGATCGGACTTGAAGGTTGTCTTGAGCGCGGCCGCCTCGCCCTTCGCCGCCTCGATGTCAAACTGGAATTCATGCGCCGCTGTGTCTTGCCGATGGTGCAACAAGTTCACTCGATCGAAGTGATACAGAAACTCTGGCAGCGTCAGTCCGGCCATCGACGCCAGCCGTAGACCGATTCGACCTTCGATCGGCTGCTCAAGTTGTTGGTTCTTCGACGGCGCCTCGCCGATGATGAGCGGCTTCATTCCAACTCACCTTTCTTGTTTAACCTGAACCAACGCTGCCGTGTATCTTCCATCGCCTGCTTGATGCGCGGAGAGTTCTCGGCTTGCTTTAAGTCTAGTTGAAGCGCAAGAACCTGAGCTTGAATCACTTTGCCATAACGGCAATTCTCGTGCTTAGTGCCAGGACCAGTGACGTGGATGCACCAGCTCTTTCCATTGCGGTGTTTCCTGATGATGCGCATCAAGACTTCGCACTTCGGATGTCCGCATTTGACCCAAGTATCAAACGCACGCTTTTCAAGATCTGGTGGCAGCACGCGACTATGAAAGCTTGCACGTGACCTCATCGAATTCCGCAGCGGTGTTATGAACGTGCGAAGCTCTTGCCAGATCGGCAGCTCCATGATTGCAGGAGCAACTGGCAGCAGCGGCTTCCGTTCGTGTTTTTTCTTTCTCGTCATAGTGACACCTCTGTCACTTGCAATCTGCCCACGTCGGGCCGATCTTGCCTTCCCATAGGATCGGCACTCGCATGTTGGGGAAGCTCTGATGATTCAGAATCTCCATCATCGCCGGCAGCGTTCCTTCATCGTTGGCATCGCCAACGAGTTCATCGTGTGCCGTGATGCGCATCAAGAACCCAGTTGCCTTGCGTACCTTATGCAAGTCAACTGTCTTTCGCTTCAGAATGTCTGCGCCCGTGCCTTGAATGACACGGTTCAATCCGATGTAGGTCTTGTAGGCGTTCGGAAAACGTGAGCGACGTCCAAGCATCGTCTTGACGAAGCCACGATGCTGGAATTGCCGATGCATGGCGTCATTGGGCCTGCAGTATTCATCGCAGGCAGGCTTCGCAAGATGCGCGGCTCGGGCCAGCAGCTGATCGCCTTCCGGCATCATCTTGCTGTAAGCTCTCTCGATCTCATGAATCGTGTTGAGTCGTGGATCGTCCCACCTCTTTGCTCGACGAATCTCCGCGCCGATTCGTTCGGTGATGAACCTCATCATCACGGCGAGCTTGATACTCTTGGCGCCATACTGCCGGGCGAAGTTGAAGTTCTTCTGATGACTGTAGACCATGTCGGCCTTGTATGCCTTCATGCGTTCCCACGTCATCTTATGAAACGACAGCCGCGGATCTTTTCTGTATGCCTCAATCATCTCCATGTTCTTGGCGAGATGAACGAAGATCCGATACTCGATCTGCATGGCATCTGACGCCAATGCAATGCCTGTCGCCGACCTGAAGAGGCGGCGCGGAAACAACGCACACAGTCCTGCACAGTCATCGACTAGACCTTCGCCGAACGCCTTGTGATGATTGTCGTGGTTTGGCACCTGCTGAACGTAGCCAATCGAGAAGCGACCGCTGACCGTGCCACCGTCATCGCCACGCAGTTGATTGATCTCAAAGCGGAGAATCCCGTCTGGGCCGATCTGCTCTCTGTAAGGCTTGAATACCTTCGAGTTAAGCGATGCGTACTGCGCCGCCTTCTGCCCCTTGCGCACCAACGGATGATCGATCTCTTCCAGTGCAGCTTCGTCGAACGCATCTGGCGTCGGCAATCCAAGCTTATCGAGCAGTCGCGTCCACCCCGTCGCTGTATGATCGAAGGCGAAACCGATCTCCTTGGAGATGTCCCAGACCAATTGATCATGTGTCGCTAAACATTCAGCTGCATACTTTTCGAGCAACTCCATGTCGATCGGAGCACCATTCTTCTCCATCTCTACGACGGCTGGGATGACCTCGTCTTCGAGATCATGGACGGCACGAAGATCTTGCTCGTCGATCTGTGGCTGGAGCTTGGCGGTGAGCTTGGCAACAAGTTCTGCCGTGAAGCGTTCACGTTCAGCAACATCTAACGCATGATGATTTGCATGACGTGATTCATCAACTCTTGCCACGATTGGAACGTCCGGCAAGTATTGCTCTGCCAATATGTCAATCGCGAACCGCTTGCGATGGTCATCGAGCAATGCCGCCGTGTGTTGAATATCCGAGAACGTGCAGCCTTGCTCTTCAAGATCGACGTCCCAGACCCTCGCCATGTGGCAGTCGAACTTCGTCTTGGCGTTGACGATCCTCTTGTGCTTGAGTTGCTCTTTCGCCCACCGCTTGATCACCGCTTCATCATGATTGCCTCCGTAGGCAAAGCCGAAGGGCAGAAAGCGGATCATCTGACCATCGAGCGTTCCAACGGTGAGACCGACAGGCCGATCGCCCTTCGCCCAGTCGAGGCCAGATGTGGCGAAGTTCAAGACGACCGCGTCGATACCTGTCAGGTCGGGCGGTTCGTCAGGCTTCCAGTCGGCATCGAGCTTAGTTGATGGCGTGCCGATGAATTCGATTGCCGTTGGTGCCGGCGGTCCTACAAACATCGGTGCCTGCGATACAGGGACCGTTGGTTGATCAGCAGCCGTCTGTGCTGGATCGGCGATCGTGATCAGCTCAGGCTTGAGCGCCTTGATCTTGATCAGATCGTCGCCGCTGAGCTTCGTTGCATTGCTGGCGAAGAGTTTTCCATCACGCGTCAGCAGTCGATGTCCCTTTGCTTCCAGCTCGGCTTTGAAGAGCTGCGCCTCGGAGGGGGCCACAGGGGGCGACAGGGGCGGCTCTGGAGCTGCCTGGACGGCCGTAGCTTCTACAGGCCTGGCTCTAGCCAGCCCAACCCGTTCGGTAGCTGTGGCAGGCTGCTCCAGGGTGGTAGGCACCGAGGCGAAGTCCAGCGCGGACGGGCCTATTCTACCGGTAGCAACTACCCTCAACGTCGAGTTCGGCTTGAGAGTTCCAGCTGGTATCGTCAACTCTCCGCCAGGCATCACGCCGAGCGTCAATCCAAAGTCGTCGCCCTCTGTGATGACGACGCCTTCTCTCATGACGAGATGATTGTGATCGGCGAAGTGCCGATAGTCAACCTGATGCTGCCAGCGACGCCACTTTCGCTCAACGCTTGTGCGATCTGGATGTTGCTCCAGCAGCGACTGAGCCATCAACCAGCGGCCATCCTTCTTCAGGATCTCGCGACCTACGTCGCAAGGTCCTGGATCGATTCCCTTGTAGCCATCGAGACACCGTCGACACTGCTCGCAGTTGGCGGCATGATCTTGCCACTCATTGGCCATCGCCTCGACGCCGGCGTAGAGTTGGTCAGTGTTGCCGCCCTTCATCGTGAGCGTCGGCTTCTTGTACATCAAGAACGCGTTGAAGAGTGCGGTGCACCAACGCCCTTGATACCCGTTCTGTGGAGTGGCACCATCCTTCAAGATGCGAAGCGAGAGATCTGTGTCCTCATTGTAACGTCCGCGCCATCGGATTTGATTGCCAGCGAAGTCAGTCAGATCGTTGCGAAGCAAGATGCCGGAATAGCAACGAGTGTTCAATGTGATCGGCTTGATCTTTGCACCTTGCTTGCGCGGCGCGAAGTAGTCGTAGTTGAACGCCGCCATTGGAACATTCTCGTAGCGATCGACGAAGTCCTCGACGAGCTTCAACAAGATGCCGGAGTCAACCTCGACCTTGAGGTTGTCTTGAAAGCGACAGAAGCCAGAGATGTTGTCGTCGAAGATCCAGTGCCGTTCAGCGCCGGTGCTGATTGCATGCTCCCATACCCAATTACGCGCTGGGATGCCGCCGAGCCCAAGGTTCGAGAACGGCAGAACGAGGATCTTTGCAGGATCGATGACGGCGGCGTAGTCGTTGAACTCCTGCGGCTCGATGACGATATGATATGGGACGCCGGTGAACTCAAACGCCTTCGACGTCAAGCGGGTGTCGGCTCTGCTCTTCGAGATGATGTAGACCGGGTATCGAGGATTGCCCTTCGCGCCAGTCCAGACCTTGTCGGCTGCAGTGCCGATCGTCGCCTTCGGATGCCAGATGAACTTCGTGTTTGAATGAAGTGCTTGACCAACGAGCGTAGCGAAAGTTTGACGATCTTCCTGTGTCTTGAAGTGCACGTAGATCGACTGCCACGGTTCGAGCTTCTCGTGGCTATACTCTGGCATTCCCTGCCAGTTGTCCTTCCAGTCAGGATCGACCTCGAACAAATTGTCTTGTTCTTCGCTGCCCGGCAGCGGCGCGTCGTCGCGTGGATCGTCACTCATCGGCTTGCCGTGAACGCCCGCTTACGAGCAGAGACTACAGTCAACCCAGATTCTTCAAGGTAACGACGCACGTCGGCGATGCGCTGCTCACGATTGGCGATTGGATGGAACTCGATGAAGAGCGACCTCACGCTGCGGAGATCTCCAGGGCACAAGCTTGCGAGCAAGTCGTACTCGGCGCCTTCGACATCGAGCTTGAGGACAGAAGGCCGCAGCGTGAGCAGAGAGCGGCGGAAGTTGACCGCCGACACCTCGATGAACTTCATTCGGCGCGTCTGCGGCAGAATGCTGTTCGCGCCAGAGAATCCAGACAAGTTCAACGAGACGGTTGAATCATTTGATGCGACGAGCGCCGCCTCGATGACGCCGATCTGTTGATAGCGGCTGCAGTTCTGTCGAAGCATCGCGGCGTTCTTCGGCGCGGCCTCATAGCATGTGACGTAGGCGGCGCCTTGCTCGACGCAGGCGATTGCGAACGTGCCGATGTAGGCACCACAGTCCATCACGGTTGCGCTGCGTGGCAGCTCGAGATGCTCGAAGGGGTTGTGCTTCTCCAGATCGTTGCGTAACCAGAACGCAGACGTCGGAATCATGAAGCTTGATGGAAGAACGTCCCCGTAGCGCATGGAAGTTTACTCGACTGAAAAGGTGTCGTCGGGACGAACGATCCAGATCTTCCGGGTTGGTTTGGGAGCTTCAACGAACGCCATTTGGGAATGGCACTATACTACAAAATAAAAGGAATGTAAACCCCAGAAAGTTCCAAAAAAGCAAAGCGACCCAGCGAATTTCTCCGCTGAGTCGCTGTGTGTGAGCGCGACCTTTCGGTCTAGAGTTCGGCCGCCGGCGCCGCCGCGAGCTTGACGCGCGCAGCCGTGAGCCGCGCTTCCATCTTCGCGATCTTCTCCGCTGCGGTCGGCTTCGGCAGCGCGGCGCGCTGTTCCTTCGTCAGCTTCACCTTCGGCTGACGCGGGACCTTGACGGCGAAGACTCCCTCGGCGACTTCAATCGTCGCCGGTGCCGTCTTGTTGGGGAACGCGCGGAGCGACATGCGGATCGTGCCGGTCGTCCCGGCGTAGATGGCAGTCGTTCCCTTTCGGTTGAGACCGTGCAGGGTGAGGTTCATGGTCGGTGCTTTCTGCGCCCCTTGGGCGTCTGAGTTCGGTGCCGGGATTGGCGCCGACTGTTGAGACTCTACTATAGCTGCGGCGGAACTGTCCAGCGAAATGTTGGGACTACCGCTCAGCGCGGCACCTTGCTGGCTTCGATCGACTGGCTTGTGCTTTCGTTTCTTTGCTTTCTTGGCCTTGTGCTTCATCACTTCACCTCTGTAGTTTGTCTAACTTCTTCATCTCGAAACATCGTAGACCTTCGGCGCTGCGATCTTCATCGGCTTGTCGTCCGGACCCTTGACGTAGGCATCAATCCAGATGAGCTTGCGTTCTCTGCGGCCTGGACCGACAGGCTGATTACGAATGTGACCCTCGACGATCCAGCGAACGGAGTATTCCCGCTTCGATTCTCCCTCCGTCGGCTCGTGTGTTGCTGTCGCTCGTTTGCGTAGCTGCACCACGCGCACCTTGTCAAGCTTCTCCGTGCCTGTGTGACGATCGAAGTCCTTCCGCGCGTGGCGCTCCACGTGTCCGTCGACAAGCTCCAGCGGCGCGAGCTTTTGGTTGAGCCAGAGCAACGCGCCGAGGATGAAGCGACTGATCTTCTCAGTCGCATGCATGAACTTGTCCTCGCCGAGGATTTGTACATCGCGGAACTTGCCGATAGGCCCATATTGCATCCAGTGTTCGTGACGAGCGCGGTCCAGCAGCTCAGCGATGGTCTCGCCTGGCATCCAATACCAGACTTGCGACGGCAACAGGGCGCCGGCCTTCGCCTCGAGTTGATAGACGCCGTGAGCGGATGCTGCACGTGGACGGTTCGTCGACACCCAACAAATGACGGCAAACACGCCGTCGATCCATCCCCATGCACAACGCCTTCAGCGGATCAGGTTGAATCACCGTTTGCACCTGCAGCGGCTCGTCGAAGTGCCACCACACGGCGGTCGTCGACAAGTTCCACTCGTTCAACTGAGCGTCGAGTGGGATCTTCTCCGCAAGCGCCAGCACCGCCGCCGTAGGATCTTTCGCCCAGAAGAACGGCCGCGCCACCGGCAAGAGCTTGGCGCCGATGAGAAAGTCATTCGCCGTGAGCATCTTCTTCCAGGCTTCCGATGGTCTCATCTTCACCACTCGCATGACGGCTAGCGCCTGAAGCTGACTCTCGATCGCCGCCATGTATTCCCGACCTGCGCGGGGGATCACTTGCCACCTCCAATCAGCTTCGTCGAGGTCGTCGTCGACTTGAGAGCCTTGCTGAGCACCATCTTGTCGGCGGCCGCTCGTCCTGCAGCCCGTCCGGCCGCGTGGTCGGCCATCCCGCCGTTCAGCGCGGCAGAGTAGCGGCGGCGCTTCTTGAACTTCCCGTCGATGTATTCCTGCGCCTTGACCAGGCACCCATCGAGGCGCAGCAGCGCGGTCGACGTAGAGCCTGGCGCGTCGGCAGGGGCCGCAGCGACTGCCGCGACTCTGCTCTCCTTGAAGCGGTCCGCGATCCGCTCGACGAAGGCCATCAGCCACGCGGCGTGGAACCCGTGCGCCTCCTTCGCGTTGCCATGCTCCGCCTTACACTTGGCATAGAACTTCCGCCAGTCGGTCATCGAGAGCTGGTAAGCCGCCGGCACCAGCACGCCGTACGCATACTCTGCGACCATCGCGTGGCTGCGAGTTCCGACGAACCAGACGTTGTTCGAGCCCGCCTGGATGAGGAACTTGCAAAGGTGCGCGCGAGCGACGACCCGAGCGAGTTCTTCCTGCCACGCGATGCGAGTCCGCTTCTTCACGATGCGATACTTCGTCAGGTCAACCGCCATCTCGATGACCGGGTCACGGTCGCTCGCGCGTGCGTAGTCGAGGTCGCTCGGGTTGAGCTCGTACTCGAGCAACATCTTGTTGATCATCGAGGCGAACGCCTCAGCGGCTTCCGTGTTGCCGATCTCCGCCTCCGACTCTCTCGACGCCTGCATCTTCACGAGACGCTCGATGACGCGATCGCGATGGTCAGACTGCTGATGCCTCATCGCGAGGATGAGTTCCTCTTCGAACTCCTGGAAGGCGACGCCGTGATTGAAGTGCCGCAAGTGCGCGAGTTCGTGCGCGCCCGTCTTCCAGACTTCTTCAGGGCTGATCGGCTCTTCCGTCCAGACGCCGTTCACCATGCCGCGCATCGCGATGGTGACGTCGCCGCTCGCAGAGCAGTAGCCGAGCGCGGACGTCGCGAGCTCGGGGTTCGCCACAGGCGCGACGGACTTGAGCTGCAGGTCGTAGTTCTTCGCCACGCGGCGCATCGCCGTGGCGACCTCGTGGAAGAGCAGGACGTCGTCAGGATGAAGATTCATTAGCGGCCGCCCTTCACGTCCGAGACGCGGTAGCCGAGCGCGTTCACGAGGCTGGCGAAGGTCTCTCTCTTGGCGATGAGCGTCGCGACCAGCATGTCGACGTTGCCATTGCCTTGAAGCTCGCCGCAGCTGTTGAGCCCGAAGAACTCCACAGCGGCTGCGGCTGGCGTGATGCTGAACTTCCGCGAGAAGCCCTTTTGTTCCAGCTCGACCGCGCCGCCGCGATCTGGATTGCGGCGCAGCGTCTGCTTGATGTCGGACATCTTACGAGCGACGTAGTCCGCCATCTCGTCGAGCTTCGTCGTGGCGGTGATGACATCGTCCATCGCGGAAGAGAGCGCGTAGAAGTCCTGACGCGTCTTGCAGCTGGCTTCCGTCCCGTCGAAGAGCGGCTTGGAGAGTTCCTTGTCGCGAGCTTCCATCGCAGCGACGTCGGGGATGGTGACGACGGTCGAACCCTTGACGGCGAACTCCTGATGCATGTCGTAGCCTTCGATGAGCGGCTCGGAGTTCGCCAGGCGGGCCTTGCGAGCGGAAGTCTTAACATACAGCGATGTGGTGCCACTGATTCTGCACTCGGCACCAATCGTCAGCAGGTCGAAGCGGATGTTCTTGAAGAGCATTGGCAGCGTTGAACGAAACATTCTGCAAAGCTCTTTGCCCTCTATAACTTAGAAGGCCGCAGGGACAAGGGTTCCTGCGGCCTTCCGACAGGCCGTAGCAGCCTGTCCC